TCACTCCGTTTGGCGCGGTGCACTCAATGAGGGGGGTAAGGCCATCCCCTGCGGATGGATCAGGGGCTCCAGGCGGTCACTTTTCCCCTGACGGCGCATTAACTCCCGCTCCAGTGCCATCAACTCACCGGCGATTCGCGAGCGGAGTTCGGGCGCGGTGGCATGTTGTAAGTCACTACGCAGGAAGGCGGCCTTACGATCCAACGCGTCATCGCTTTCTTGGGCAAACGCCCGCGCCTTACCTTCTGGACTCTGCGACAACGATTGGGCATCGGCATACATGGCGTCCAATTGGCGCGCGGTCACAGCTGCCGATAGTACGCCGCGCTGGTGTCCCTCACGCAAGAAGGCCTGCTTCGACGCATCGCTCCCCGCCCAGCTCTGGAGCGCGGCGGGCAAGGCTTGCGCTGACGGGTCATCCTCCGAGTGATAACCGAAACGTTGTGCGAGCCGTGCCCGCTGCTCGGCATAGTTCTCTTTAATCCTCGCCCGCTCCGTCTCATCAGCGGTATCGAGCAATGCCTTGGATTCGGCCTGATCTAGCTCATTCGCATAACGCTGGTAGTCACGTAGCATGCGGTTATCCCCTTGCTTAACCGACTCGGGGTTAACCAGACGATTCATAAACTCAACCTGCTGCGGCTGGTTGATATAGCCCACGGTACGCACATAGTTGTACAGTCCCCCCAGCAGATCGTTGACCGGAATAATCGGTACGGTATCCCGTGGATCGCTAGAGCCATTGCGGGTCAGCGGCTTCTCGGCAGAGGAGCCATCGTCATAGGTGATTTGGAGGGTTCCGATAAAACCCTGCTGATCTTCGCTTCGCCCCAGGTGTATCAGCTGGCTATCGGTGATTTTCTTGCCGCTGTCGGGATCAGTCTGACCAACGCTACGTTTCAGATCGGCGGCGAAGACCTGATTCAATATCGCCATCGCGTCGGGGCTGTTGTAATCCAACTCCCCCGCTAGCACTTTGGGCACATCCTGAATGATCGCTTTCGCCACGCCGACCGGCTGCTGGCCAAAATAGTGTACTGGGTGCAGTGGGCTGTCCGTAGAGACCTGTGAGAAAATGCGATTAGCCTGCTCATACTGCCCGTTTTGCAGCGCGTCATAGCCCGCTTTAACCAGCGGCATCTCCTGTAACGTGCGCCGATCTCTCATCTGCTGCGCTCGGTGCTCCGCGTGATCCGCCTTCATCAACGCCAAACGCTCACGCGCCAAGGCTTGTCCCATCGCCCAACGCTTATCCTCCCTGGCTTCCTGGCGCTGCTGATACGCGTGGTTCCAATCCATTTGCTCTTTCGCCTGCGTGAACAGACGATCGCTATTCGCCTGATGACGTTGGCTCTCGGCCTCTTGTCTACGCCATGCCTCACGACGATTCAACGCATTATCGGCGGCGTTGAAACCGGCCAGCAGCCCCTCCGCTAGACCCTGAATACCCATCGTGCCCTCCCGTCAGGAAAATAAACTTGAGGCCAACAGTCCCAATACGCCGCCGATCACCGCGCCTACCGGCCCGCCAACGCTGGTGCCCATACCTAGCGCCGCCCCCAGCCCGGCGGCCGTTCCCGTCGCCGTCATCCTTCCGGCCTGACGCTGCTGGCGTATCTGTTTATTGAGCATATTGCGCTGCTCCTCACGCTCGGCGCTCTGCCTGAGTCCTTGCAGCGCCTGACTCCGAGTCTGTGCGCCCACGTCAATCAATCCATATCCCATGTTATCGGTCTCCTCCCACGCTCACCTGCTCCCGAATGCCCGATGCTCCGCCAGTCAAGATAGCGAACCGACGCGACCGCGCCGCCTCACGGATCCCGTTCTTGGCGCCCGCGTGGGCCAAGGCTGTTCGCAGGCCAAGACGATGATCTTGCGCTTCCTGCCCGAGCGGTGTGCCATAGCGCGCCATCTGGTTGGTCTGCGCACTCAACGCCGAACGCAATGAATTCTGTGTATTCCAATTCGCCCGGCCGAGCTGGCGGTCCAGCAACGCCTCCCCTGAGGCCTGCTCCATCAAGGTTTTCAGCCGTGGGTAAAACCGCTCTCGCCAATCCTGATATTGTTGGCGGGTCAGATCGGCAAAGGTATCGGATGCCCATCCCATGTGCGTCTCCTCTCACGATGCGCTCGCGTCGCATCGCTACGTTCTCTCTTTATTCGGCATGCCATAGTAACGTGTCGCCATGCCGAGTCCGGTGCCGACGGCACCGCCTAACGCCAGTTGATCATTGAGATGACGATAGGCATCGTTGGCGGCACGCTTCTGCGCCACGTCGGCAATATCGTTGAAGCCGCTCAGCGCGAGCGCCTTCTGCCCGCCGCCGATGGCCGCCACATCTTGCAGGCCGGCAATATAACGATCTTGCTGGCTACTCTGCGCCCGGTTGCGGGTATCGATCTGCCCCACCAGTTGATCGCTCGTGTTGTTCTGCAACGCAGATTGAAACTTACCGCTGCCCGGATCGGTTCCCGCCGCCAGCAAGCTATCCGCCGTCTGCTGGCGAGCATGGCCGAACGCCTGTTGATACCCTAGGTTGGCCTCTCCCGCCCGCTGTGTGTATTGGCTCTCCTTATCCAGCTCATCCACCTGACGCATAAACAGATTTTCAAAGGGGCTCAACTCTTGTTGGTAGAGCTTCCACTGCGCCATCGCGACCTCCGCCGCCGCCTTTTCCTGCGAGGTCTCCTTAATTTCACGACTACCGCCTTTACCCATGACCGTCTCCTCAAAGCGGAATTTTAAAGCGTAACAACCCCTCTTCCTCGGCCAGTGGCTCAAAACCCAACCGCCGAGCCAAGCGAAGAAATCCCCGCCGCCGCGTGGCAAACTCCGCCCAACGGCCGCCGACCTGGCGTGTCATTGCCTGGATCAGTGGGGTATAACGCCGCAATCCATCACGCAACGTGCTGGCGGCTAACCAGACCACCACATAGGGTTCGCCATCCCGAAAGCGTAAACGCAGTACGATGCGCACCTGCGCCGATCCGATACAAAACGCCCGCCCCTGACGGCAGGCCTGATTAATCTCATCGATCAGATCTTGGCCGCCATCAGCGGCAGCGGCACGTCGAATGCGCGCATCGAGGGTCGGTTTCATCACTATACCTTCGGGCTCCAGCCGTTTATGCGCCGGTTAGACTTAGGCCTTGTACAGTAGGCAGTTGAGCGTCATTGAGATAGTCTGGTCATCGGTATAACGTCGCGTAGAATTGCCATTCATCTTTTCAACCCACAACTCCAGCGTAATATTCGTTGCGGCGGGGATGGATTCGATAGCCGTCCCTACATCGACCCCTGAGCCAAATTGGTCAGCAACCACCACCTCTCGGCCATTGATGTTGATGCCTATTCGCGTCCCAGAGTAGCTGGTACTGGTTCTATCTCGCCCCTCCCTCCCTGAACTGGTGGTACTGGTCGAGGTCGTACCATGGGCCGCTACTGGCATGGCAAACAGTAGGCGATCAAAGGGGGCGGCACTGATCTGCAACGGCGCGCCAAGCCTCAGCGTGATGACCTTAACGATATCGCCCTTGATGGTTTCGGCGCGGATCTCTTTGACATCGCATGTCTCATCGATGGTGACGCGACTCAGACGGCCACTGGTAGCATTGATGTGACCACTGATATCCGCCTGACGCGCAAACAGCCCCCCATCGGGCGTCAAGGCGAAGCGAGGAGGATTCCCTAAACTGGTGATGGCGGAAGCAAAAATCTGCGCGCCGGTGATCTGGGGCGCACTGAGCGAAATCCCAGCCTTGACCTCATCCGCCACAATACGTTGTGCCTGTAAAATCTGGATCGTCGCCTGCTCTATCGCCGCCTTCGCCATGATGACCCGGCCACTCGTCCCATCCACGACAAAGGGGATCGCGTAGGTGCCGTCATCGTTGGGATTATTGGGGTCAAAGACAAAAAACTGATTGGCGGCAATCGCCACCTGACTCAAGGGATTCCCTTGCGCATCGCTGCCTGCGACGATGCCGATACCGGCGCTAATCTCACCAACGCGACTTTTCTGGCTCCATAGGACCTGGAAAGCCTGGCTACCATCGCGATCAACGGTAGTTAGGCGCTCACCTGTTTCAATCAGTGCCTGTTGACCGTTTTCCAGTTCAGCGGCTAATTCCGATATCAAGGGAGAGTCATTAATCTCACGCTCAATCAGCGACACCACCGCACCTATCTCAGGGCTGGTTTGGGCGGGCGTCCCCGCACTCGCATTAAACGGCCCTGCCACCCCCGCGATGTTGACGAAGCGGACCCAGTAGAAGCCTTGCCACCCTGGATCGACAGGGTCGCCATACAGCGTCGAAACCGAGGTCGCCACGAGAACGGCATCGGCCAGATTATCTTCGCTATGGCGGTAAATCTCCGTTAACGCATGGCCACGATAACGCGGGATTTTCCATTCCAGCAGTACCGCACTAAAGCCCCCATGCGCCTGCAACGCTTCAGGTGGTGGCGGAAAATCGACCTGACCAAAGCCACCCGTTACACCGTCACGGGAAATAATCCCCGGATCCACGCCCGGCAACGGTTGAAACTGCCCGCCTGGTGCGCGCCCCAAGCGCGCGAGTCCCAATGCCACCAAATCACGGGCCGTAATGGCGCGATCCTGACCATCACCGCGTTGGCCGGTTATCAGCTCGATGTTTTCATATACCGCCTCTAGGTTACGTCCGGCCCGAAAGGCTCGCCGTTTATTCATGCGGGCAACCTGGCCATAGAGGTGCCGAGCGTCAGGCGATCGACCTGCGCCGTACCATAACAGGCGATCTGCCAGCGCCGTCCCGTGAGCGGCGGTAACTTCACCACCGGCTCCGTCAACGTACCGGGCGGTAAGCTAAAGGCGATCGCGTCATCGATGATAAGGTGGATCCCCACCTGTAACGGTTGTGGACTCAATACCCGTAGGCAGGAAAAAGCCGTATTCGCCGGCGCCAGGAAAACCTTAGAGCACCAGTACATGGCGCGGGGATGCGTTCCCTGCTGGAGTTGGTACAGCCGTTGTTGGCGGGCGATATAGCACTGGTCGCTCGCCAACTGCCGGGCCGCACAGTCAAAAACGCTATCGGTATGGCGCAAGTCCATCGCCTGAGGATCAAAAATAAAACCGGCGCGCCGCTGCTGCGCATCTTGGTAATGGGCGAAATACTCCCCCTCCACCGACCAGGCACGTATCGTCTCTGGCCGAAACTGGCGACGCCACTGGCGGGGATCGATAATCCCCTCCGTCGCGAGCCGCGCATTGCCTTGGTGATCAACAGACACCAAGCCATTGGCCGAGGCATACAGCACGAAACCATCCATCTCAACTAAGCTATCCGCACTGCTACAGGCCTGCAAAATCGGCAGCTTACTGCTGGTCATGCTACCCGGCGATACCCCGCTAAACAAATAGGGATAACCTTGCGTCGTCACCACCAACGATGTGCCCAACGCCGCCATCGCCACGATGTCATGCTCGGTACTCTGCCGGTAGGCGTTCGGCCAGGCATAGGGTAAGTAAGCCGCCGAAAACAGCACTTCATTCCCGGCGAAACCGGCGGCTATGCCATTCGCCATCAGGCACAGTCCCACCATATTGTCCGGCGGCATCAAGTAATCATAGGTTTCCAGTACCCCACCCAAGACCGCCGACGGCAGCGCATCCTCATACGTGGTCTGAGCAATATCTAATTCGGCGACCAACAGATAATCCGCCACACCGCCGCCGGTGACCGAACGGTAGAGCCGCCGGCGACTAATGTTGTGATTCTGCGCGACCAACGCGGCAAGCTGTAACGTTACCCGGCTGCCAGGATAAGGGATGGTCACCTCATGCGAGACCGGCCCCGGTGGTCCCTCTTCGCCATAGGCGGTCACATAGGTCTCGACATAGAACCGGGTTTCGTCATCCAGCGGATCATTCAACTCCTCCCCCTCGGGATAACAAATCTCCCCAATCTGTGGCGGGGATGGCGGTGCGGGGACGCCCAAGCGATAACTGGCTGCGGGGTAACGCCCTTGCCCCCGCGTGGCGATCGATGCACTGGTCACCTGGGGAGCCTGGCCATCGGTAAAATAGACGCGGCCATATTGATCCTGTGCCACCGGGCTATGTATGGCATCGACCCGTCGCGGCCAGGTGAACCAGAAGTCATCCCGGTAATGGAACAGGGTGCGCGGAGTGATCGGCAGTGTAATGGAGGTTTCCAGATCTTCCCTCAAGGGCGAAATCACGCCATGACGAAAATGGCAATTACGCGCCTGCGTGGCACACGCCTCCGGTAAGAGGTGGCCAATGACACGCGGACGCTCTCCGCGCATCAGGGGGATATCTATTACCACGCGCAGAACCTTGAACTAGCGAATCGAACCATGACGCTCCCCCGAACTGGAGTAACTAGAGCCTGAAGGACCTTGTGGACCTTGAGGGCCAGGTGGACCCTGTGGCCCTGGTGGACCTGATGGTCCGGGCTCACCTTGCGGCCCCGGAGGCCCCGGCGGTCCGGGAAGCCGGGACAACGTCGTTATCTGCGCCATAGCTTGTTGCGCCAACGTCATCGCATCGGCCGCCTTTTCAAAGGCTCGCCTGACGGCATTCGCCGTTGCCGCTTGATTGGTTTTATAGCTATCAAGATCGTCGTTGAGCTGCACCCGTCCTGGACGTTCGAGGCTGGCCTCAATAGTGGCAGTCGCGTATGCAATTTTCACCACCTTGGCTGTCGCTGCCCGTGTCGTACTACTGCTATAGAGACTATTCTCAAGCTGAACCCGACCGACTTGGTTTACGGTGGCTAAGCGGGTGGCCTCCAGGTAAACTCGCCGTAATGCATCTGAGGTAGGCACGCGTGTGGTATCTGGATCACTGGTGTTGTTAGAGACACGTACCCGCCCATACTGGCTATAGCTGGCGGTGCGGGTGGCCTCGTCATAAGTGCGTTTGACGGCGTTGGCCGTCGCCGCCTGGGTGGTGCTGATACTGTTTAAGGTGTCATTAAGCTGTACTCGGCCCACTTGACGCGTACTGGCCGCTCGCGTCGCTTCCAGATAAGTACGCCGTAATGCATTGGCGGTGGCCGCTACCTTCGTGCTGCTATTACTGATACTGTCGCTCAACTGCACGATACCTTTGCGCGAGGTCGTCGCCTCGACGATACCAATATTCTCCAGAAAACGGGCCTTATCCGGAATATCAGCCCCGTTTTGCGCCTTATCCAGCTTCTGGCCAATCATCGTCATCACCGTTGACGAAAAATTGGGATCGTTACCGAGCGCTGCGGCCAGCTCCTGTAAGGTATCCAGCGCCGTCGGAGAGGCGTTAATCAACTGCGCTATCTGCGCCAACACAAAAGCTGCGGTCGCAATCTCTTGTCCGGCAGCCGACTTATCCGGCGTCGGCGCCGTGGGATGCCCGGTAAAAGCCGGACTCGCTAGCGGTGCCTTATCCTCATTTAGCTGAAGCTCTCGCTCGATGCGTTCAACGTGCTCCTGGCCTTTCACCACCAGAGATCGGGTGGTCTGCGCTAATTGAGCCACTTCCTCTGCCAGCTGCACACTGGTATCGGTGTCATCCTTAACTTGTTGCGCCGATAAGACCACCTGACGCGTATGCGCCTGTACCTCCGCGACATACTGGGCAGTATCTTGTTTGGCAGACTGGGCAAGTAAGGCTGAATCTTGCGCATTTTCAGCCGCTTCGCGTGCTCCCTCTAGCGATATTTCAGCCTGATGCGCATACTGCTCTGCATTTTCAGCGGCCACGTTCGCCTGCTGTAACACAGCATTTGTCCGCGCGTGCTCCTGCTCTAGTATTTCCTCAGCGCTCTTCACTGCACGCTGCGCCGCAGCCTCTGAGGCGGCAGCCGCCCGTTGATGCTGTTGCGTTTGCGCAAGGTCATCGCTGAAAATCTGCGTCAACTGGGCCGCAGCCTGCTCACTGGCTTGTGCGGCGGCGCGCTCTGCCGCCAGGGTCGCCGCCTCGCTAGCGGCCCGTTCGGCTGCCTGTGACGCGGCAGCCTCTGCCTGCCGCGCACTCTCGTCCACCTCCGCTGCAATCTCTAAGATGTTTTCGCGGAGATCTCTTGTATCTAACCAAGAGGATCTCGCGTCAAATTCACTCCCTGCGGCCTGGCCAGCGTACATTTTAGCGTCATCCGCCCAACACCTGGCTCTATCCTGCCAATATTCGACATCCTTTCTCAAGTTGTTGAGATGCTGCTGGTCACTGTGCAGAGTCTGAGCGCTTTTGACGATGTGATCCGCAGCAACCGCCATGCTCCGCTGGCTAGACTGCGCCGTTTGCGCACTGCGCTGAGACTGCGCCGCCGAGGTGGCTGCCTCCTGCTGGCTACCCTGCGCTTGATGTGCGGATTGTTCGGCGGCACTCGCTGCCGCACTGGCCGCTTGTTGGCTGGCGTGCGCCGCATCGGCTTGCGCCGTGGCCTGCCGTGCCTGTTGCTCGCCCCGCTCGGCGGCCTCCTCCACCTGACGGTGTAGATCTGCCACCTGTTCCCGCTCATCCCTGACCGCCTCGCTTAACTGCGTCACCGTCTGACTGGCCGCCAGGGTCGCAGCCTGCTCCGCCGTCTGTGCGGCGACCTGTGCGCTGTGCCGTGCGTCCTCGGCAGAGGAGAGCGCCGCCCGTTGACTTTGTCCTGCCACCCTTTCTGCGGCCGAGGCCGCCTGCTGGCTACGCGCTGCCGACTGAGCACTCTGCGCGGCGGCGTTTTCGGCGGCAACCGCCGCGCGTTGACTGCCCTGTGCTTGAGCCGCCGCCTGATTCGCCTGCTCGGACAACTGTTGTACCGTCGTCATATCCTCGGCAACGACCTGCTGGATTTGACGAAAATAGAGGATGACTTCTGGTGTCACCTGCTGCTCCATCACCTGTTGCTGGAGCAACACATTTAACGAGGACGGCGCCGAGTCCGCGTCGATCGTCACCGCGCCATAGACAAAGTTACGCCCCTGGTGAGCCACACTGACCGCATAGCTGCCCGCCTCCAACGCCAAGGTATAGCGCCCCGCGCTGTCCGTCGGTACACTGCAACTGAATCCCCGCAATACACGCAGGCTATTCGTCGTCGCCGTCAACGTAATCTGAGCCTGGGCGACCGGTTGGCCGAGGGGATCGAGCAATACCCCGGAAATCACAATACTCAAGACTCGCCTCCCAGATACTGATTACGCAACGCCTGACGAAGCAGCGCATCGCTACGCTGCTTGATGCCCAACTGCTCGGCAAAGACGTGATAATGCTGCATTGCCAACGCCACATTGGCGCCGCCCTCATTGTCTTTACTGAAGGCGCGATACAGCATCCAATCGATAAGCGGATTGATGTACACCGGGTCAAGCGGTACGGATTGTTGCGCCGTCTCATCCTGCAAGGTGGTAATGCTCACGGCGCTCGGCGTGCGGCACACCACCGCCTCCAACATCAACGCCTCCGCCGCTCCCGGAAACAGGTAGTAAATCAACGGGGTTTTATCGCTGTAGCAATAGCGCTCTACGGGACCGGTCAGTTGATGCCAGTCGGGGTACTGGCTGTCCAGCACCTCGCGCGGAACGGGTAACAACGCCTGGCCATCATGAACACGAACAATCTCCAATAAGCGGAAAATACCGGCAGGCAGCTGTTGTCGTGTTCCGACAACACAGGGCAAGTGCGCCAGCTCGGCACCGGCTTCGGGGCGCACCAGTAAAATGGCGCACAGGGCATCGTTGAAATAGTCGCACAGCTCAGCCAGTGGCCAGCGCGCCCAGAGGGTATCTTTCAGCTGGGTATTCACCCGGCCAATCACATCGGCGATGGTCGTCATCAGAAAAACGCGTGCCGACGTGGAGGATTATGAAAACCGGTCTCATCCGGGGCGGCCTCGCTGCTACTGCGAAACGCCTCGCGATACCCCTCGATGAAGCGTATCCGGTAATAGTCCGCCCGCCGCACGTCGCTCCAGGGCTTATCCGGCATCATATAGAGCTGCATCAAGGCACCCGCCGCCAGCGCATCCTGGTAGGCCAATAGCACCGACGGCAGCGTGACCGCCGTGGCGCTGGGCTCCGTCGCAATCCGGACCCACAGGCGGTCTACCGCCCGATCCAGGCGTAAGCGACTCTCCGCCAGCAGGGCGAAGCCAGCGCCGGGCCACAGCGCCGCCTTCTGAGCATTAATGCAGGCGGTGGCGGACAAGAGACGGCTCATGATCCGCTCCGGCTCGGCGGGGGTCAAAACGACGATCTCCCCCACCGGAAGGCTGCCGAAGGTCAGCGTCTCCCGACTGATCAACGACTCACGACAAAAGCGGATCGCGGCGCGTAGCAGCGCCTCACGCATCATCATGGCCAATGGGCCGCTGATCCCTCGGCGCACCGCGGGCAAAAACAGCTCAATCTGACTCATCCGCACTCACACGCTGCTGTTTTTCACGGTAGGCATCGCGGACTCGGGCGCGAAAGTCATCCGCTTTTTCCTGCGCACCTTTCTGGATCATCAACGCCTGTGCCTCCACAAAGGTGTTCAGTTGTGCCACGGTATATTTTGAGATATCGATGCTCTCGCCCTCGACCTCCAGCATAAAGCTTTGCTGTTCGGCCTCCCGACGTTGCTGCGCCAGCTGCGCATCACGCTCTCGCTGTTGCTGCTCCTGCTGTTGTTCCGCCTGCTCGGCGGCTAAAAACGCCTGCAACCGCTCAGCGGGAATGAATACGCTGGGAAAGGCCAATAACTGGTAGGCTAGCGACGCCGCCACCGTGACCGGCTGATGACGTGGGAAGATCATCCGGCTACCGGTCACCGTATCGTGTTTCACGGCCTTAGGACCGATGTAAACTACTGCAACCTGTTCAGACATGTTCGGCTCCAAAAAAAGAAAGGCCCCGCAGGGCCTGTTGTTTAATATCCGATGACGGTATAACGCAGTAGCACAGTAAAGGTTATATTGATCGGCCCTGCTTTTATCCGCAATGCCACGACACCGCCCGATTCACCGGTGGTGACCGGTTTAACCGACAGAGTGCTATACAGTTCCCCATTGGCGCCCAAATCCAGTGTTCTTAAGATCACCGCCTCCAAGGGGGGCTGCAGCAAAACGAATTGCAGCGACTTTCCCGGGCCCGAAAACTGCCCCGTGATCTGCAATCCATTGATGCGGATCCCCGCAGGGAGGTTAAACAAATGGATTTGGTCATCGGTTGCCAAGTTCGTCATGGCCACCTGACTCTCCGCGACCGATTCATTCCCCTGTGCGCCTTGGTAGAACGGGTCAGACAGGGAGGGGACATAAATATCTTTCATCATCTGCTCCTAAAAAAATGGCAGGCCGTAGCCTGCCTAACGCCACAGAGAGAATCGATTAGCGAGGCACGATCACCCCATCGTCGCTGTTGCTGATAGCCGAGTCCACCACCATTACCCCGTGATCTTGCACGCGGCCATTTTTCTGCTTGAAACGGATTTTCTTCAGCCCATTGATCCAACGGATTGAGATTTCCCTACCGTTATCGTGATCGGTACGCTCCTCATGGTAACCAAAGAAGCCGCCGCCATCGCCGATCCCCCAGGCGCTCGCCAACGCCTGTCCTCCCAACAGAATGGCCCGATCGATGGCGGTATGCGCCGATGCAGATGTCACCGTCGCACCGTCATCATTGTTGGATAACGCCACCGAGGAACCAGGGTAAAAGCGGATCGGCATACCGCCATACTTGCGTACCAGGATATTGCGCCACATCGCGCACTCCCCCTTGAACAGCGGGTGATCGAACCCTTTCGAGCGTTGTACCGCCCGGGTCATCATCGCCTGCCAGTCCTTGCCGTCGGTGGAGGTATACCAGTCGTTCCACTGACGCGGGGTCACATACAGCACGAAATAGGGATCTTCATTCTTCAGCTCATCGCGCGACAGCCGCACCGGTTGCAGCGGATGCGCCATCTCATCCAGGTAGAGCGACAAGTTGTCTACCGTCGCCAGACTGAACAAGTCGGCGGCATCCAACATGCTAAAGCTCGTCGCATCCCCGGCAAAAAAGTGACGATCGTAGGTCGGCGGCAGTACTTCATTGACCATAATGCGTTCAAACTCGCTATGCCCAGCGAGCGGCAGAATGATGTCATCGGCCATAAAATCGCCACGAGCGCCAGCCAGATGCACCACCGCGCACTGATCCTGCAAATCGTTAAAGTAAGTACCGAGCAAACGACGCGCCGCACTGCGCAGATCATGTTTGAAGCGCTGCTGTGACATCCGTCCACCGGCGTCCACAATGTGCCGCCCCTGATCGATGCTCAACGCAAAGTCGGCGAACTGCAGGTTTTCCCCACGGCCTTCCAGCTTCTGGTCACCCATCGTCGGCCGTTTGGAGAGCTTGTGGATCACCTGCATATCCACCGTGTCCCCTTTGGTCTTGGTTAAATCCGTCACCCGCACCACCGGCGCGGTATAACTGGTCTGGTTCACCCCCTGTTTGTCGGAGGCGACCTGCTTGGGCGCTTCGGATTGCTCCGTCAGCACATTCACAAACGAGCGGTTACGGTTGGCGGCGGTAAACAACGCCACCTGCAACAGCTTATTCGCCTGGGCTTTGGTAATGGTCGTCATGGTTTTTCCTGTTCCGGTTAAAACGCCTCACCGGCCTGTGACAACAACGCCTCAATCTGGCTTTCACTCATCCCCGCCATCATGGTGAGCAGCTCTGTCTCACTGGCGTTGGCTGCCTTATCCAGTACCGACTGCGGTGACTGGGTGACCGGCTGTCCTACATCCGAGGGTGACGACGGCGCGCTGACCGCGGCCTTCACCGCCGCCAGCTTCGCCTCCGCCTGCTGCTTGAGCGCCTCGGCGGAGGGCGCCGCCTCAGCCGCGTCGTGATCACCAAACGCGGCCTTGGTTCGGCGGACGGCCTCCGCGAAACGCGCATCCAGGGTTTGCTCTTGCCAGGCAGGATCGGTTTTCAGGCGCTCATCTACCGTGATGGCAAAATCGCGCCGATCGATGTCACGCTCAAACCACAGCGCCAGATCGGGATTGCGCGCAATCGCCTCCAGCACGGGGTTGACGTCGGCATCGCTCTCAACGGGGCTCGGCTTCGCCCGCGCATTCAGGTAGTTCACCTGGTTAACCACCTGTTCGAACATCTCCGCCAGATCTGGAAAATCCGCCCGCACTTTCTCTAACTGCTCGGTGCTGATCTGCGTCTCTTCCGGTAAGGTGGCCGGCTGCATCCCTGCCCGACTCACCTGCTGCTGCAACAAGGCCAGAGTGCGCCTCAGCGCCGCGTTCTCCTCGGCAGCGGAATATGCCGCCTCGGCATGGCGCCGGGCTTGCTCCCGAGCGGATTGCAGTACGTCGTAGGGGATCTGGTGCACGCCATCCTTCCCCAATACCACCTTAGGCGGAGGAGCGGCGAGCGCAGCATCCTGCGCCGACTCGGCTGGTGATGCCGTCGTGGACGACGACGCCTCAGCCTCAGCCTCAGCGGGCAGCACAGCGCTCGGTGTCGCTTCCGGCTCCGGCTCGCGCTCCCCCGCAGACGCCTCATCCTCATGACTACTGGCCTGCGCCAGTAATGCCTCCAACTCATCCGGTGTTTTCCCGGCGATATCTGCGTCGTCGATGTCCATATGTCTCTCCTGCCTGCCTATTTATCGGATAGATCCGCAACAGAAAAAGGCGTGTCGCTGCCCATGCGAAAAAGGGCTCTGCGATAACAGAGCCCTTTGCGGCGTGTGCAATTCATTATTTTGCAAGGTGATGCTTAAAATGATGGTTTATCAGCAGGGAGCATGAACTCATCCCCTGAGCACGATGACGGCCAGGCATACAAACAGCATGCTTAAAAGCACCTTTAAAGGCATCTATAAAGGCGCTATAGTGTAGCTATTACACAAGGAGAAAGCATATGGCATACCAAATTCTCACGACCACCGCCGCCAGCATTACCGATCTGAAACGTAATCCGATGGGCACCATTGCGGAGGGTGACGGCAATGCCGTAGCAATATTAAACCGCAATGAGCCGGCCTTTTACTGCGTGCCACCGGAACTCTACGCTTACTATCTGGAACTGGCTGAAGATGCGGCGCTTAATCGTATCGCCGATGAGCGTCTGGAGGACGCTGAGTTTGTCAGCGTAAGTATCGATGACCTATAAACTGAGCTTTGAAAAACGTGCCCTGAAAGAGTGGAAAAGGCTGGCACCGCCGATTCAAAGCCAGTTGAAAAAGAAACTGATCGAACGCCTGGAAAACCCGCATGTTCCAGCAGCACGCTTAAGTGGGCGCGCGAACCGTTATAAAATAAAATTACGCGCTTCCGGTTACCGGCTCGTCTATGAAGTCAACGATAACGAAATCATCCTACTGGTGATCGCTATCGGCAAACGGGCCGATAACGAGGTATACCAGACGGCAGACAGCCGTTAGCCCCCAAAAGCAAACAGCCCCGCAAAAAGTGCGAGGCTGGTCATCGTTCGCAAATTAGCTCACTTTTTAGTCTAATGCAATGGTAACGCCGCGATCTGTTGCTCGATCAACGTCAGCAGTTGCTGGCGAGCGACCTGCGCGTCCTGTTGCATCCCCTGCAAAATCTGCCCGGTTTCCGCCTGCGTCTTCATATCATGAAAACGCTGCCCCTCGGCCTGTGCCTGCTCTCGCTGGGCCGCGGCCGCCGCGCGCTGGGCTTCAGCCTCCAATTTACCCACTTTGGCGGCCAGCTCGCGCATCGCTAACGCCAACTGTTGCTGTTCGAGTTGCTGCTGTTGCTCGGCAGAAGCCTGCTCCTCTGGCGTCATCTCGTCGGCCGCCTTGGGCATGCCGACCGCCTGGCGGATCCGCTCGATAAACTCCGTCTTATTGGGAATATCCAGCAACGAAATCCACAGATCCAATACTGCGGCCTGCACCTGCGGTGGTAGACCGGCGACCACCTGGCCCAACCGCTCCGCCAACTGAGAGCGGTAAGCGGGCGTCTGCTGGATCGGCGCTAGCGCAATGTGAGCGCGCAGGCGGGAGATATCATTATTCATGCCGCCCTCGCCCTCCTCGTTCACCACCACATTTTTTCGCCGACGCGCATCGTCCCGATTCACCACGATGGTGTGATTACGCACCTGCGCCAAATCCTCCAGCAGATACCCCAACAGCAGCTGCCCCACCTGCTGGCAGGCAAACTGATAGTTGTCATTCAACTCCGCCAGGGTGGTCGCCCCCTGCTCAACCAGATTGCTGATGGCGACACCGGAGGTGGCATTAGAATTCTGTCCTAAAAAGGCCGAATAGACGCCCATGCCATCCTGGATCAGCTTCATCGACTCCTGCATCACCTGGAACTGCTGCTCCGCCACCTGGAAATCTTGCTGCACCTCCAATGACTGAGCGATGGTGCTCTTATTCAGCCGATCCGGGTTCAGAATAATCAGTCCATCTGGTCGTTCAACTTCTTCAAGCACCTGCTGCCGACTCATGTTTACCGCATCATCATCCATGATGACGCGCTTGGCGGTCAGTAAAAACGTCAGCTTAATCCGTCGGAAATTCACCTCATCCTGCGCCGGTATCGCCCGCGAGACCAAACCATAAGGCGCACCGTTACGATCTTTGCGATAACCCCAGAACGGGATCAACGGAAACATCCCCTGCGGTGCCGTACAGGCTCTGTCCACCAACTGATGAGGCCCCGCGAACCAGGCTTCCCGAATGCGACTGGTGCGCGCCATCCGTATCTGTATGCGCCCCGCAGCCAAGGCAGCCGTATGCAACGGATTCGTGTCCTGGTAGGCGATCAGCCGCCCATTCGCGAGCGGAATAACCGGCACCCGCAGCCAGGTGCGGTAATAGACCACCTGTAACAACACGCGCTGGCGATCACTGCTCAACCACTCCAGATCTTTACGGCTGTACTGTTGATACTCCTCATAGGCCGCAACCAGATCGGCATCCAACCCATCGGCCAACTCGGTATCGATAAAGCCGCGCCACTCCATACGGGCATTTTGGAGTATCGCCGCCTTAGCAGGAAACGCCGCCAGCGCCTCATCCAAATCCATCCAGCGGCGGCGCAGCAGCCAACGGCAGTCGCTCAGATCCGGCTGCCGACTATGCCAGTCCCAATACACCTCGTTACGGTGTACCGTGCCCGCCTTATAACGTGGCCCAAAGGCATTGTCGTTGCGTCTAACCTCCACCCACTCCAAGCCCGCTTTCAGCATCCCGGCGTAGGCATCGCTGCGCGCCTTGCCCAGATTGGCCAGGCGACAGGCGTCGGCGAACTCGGCATTCACCGCCTCGGCCAATGCCTCAAACTCCGGCTGCGGATCATCGGCCACCACCATCAACTCGGTTCGGGTTTTGGCCTCCATGCCCAGCACGCCGTCCACCGTCGGTGCGATCAGATTATGCATGGTCAACGGCTGACTGCGCTCCTGCAACGTGGCAATCAGCTCCGGCGATAGCTGTTCGCCATCATAGTAGGCACAAGCCTTATTCGCCGCCGAACGCCAGTCGGGTTGATGGTGGATATCGGCCGTAATAGCCAGCAGTTGTTCTAAGGTAAACTGCCCCTGTCGCTCGGGCGCCGTCGGCGTCTCGATGGAGGAAAAGGAATCGGTCATCGTGTCATCCAGTGGACGGTCTGATGCTTGATGGGCTCCGGCTGGCGGCGTACCGGCATCCGGGCGCGCATCTCCTGGGCCAGGGCATAGCTCATGACCTGATCGTCATAGCAGCCCGCCTGCGCCCCCATCGCGCCGTTTTTGTCATAAACGTAGGTATTCATCTCACTCACACTGCCAATCCAGCGGATCCCATCCACATCATTGCGTAACAGGGTTTTCAGCCCCTCAATCAGGATCGGCTTACTCTGGCGGGTCGTCAGCCAGCCTAAGCGCCGCGTCGTTTCATCGGTATCGTGGTCGAGATATTGTTCGTTATACAGATAACGCAGCGGATACAGCGCCCGTAGTTTCTGTAATACCGCATGGCCGTGGTTATTACGCTCTACGCCGATATAAGCCATGCCGTACTGCCGACCAACTTTATCCAGCAACTGGGCAAAAAGCTCGGCGTCCAGATAGCCCACCCAGTGCGCCACCTGCTCACCGTTACTTTGTTTCACCACATCCAGGCTGCTACGGTCACGCTGCTCCAATCCCTCCGCCACATCGGCACCGATGGCGTACTGCTCATCGGCATCCGGCAACTCCCACACCAGCAAATGGTTGAGCAACTGGCGCTGTACGACATCCCGCTCACCCCGGCGCAACGATTGGGCTTTATTTTTACTCCCCGTCACCGGATCGACGTCATACACCAGCTGCGGCGTAACGCACCGCCCCTCAGCCCGTAACATCGATGCCGACGAGAAGACCCGACGCCCCGAAGTTAAAAAGGCTTCGCTCGGTGTGGAGGGAAATTCCTGCTTCATCTCCTCCTGCTGCTCGATCTCCTTGCGCACATACCACCATTTTTGCTGATCGCTTAAGGTGATCTGCGCGACCTGCTCTACCGCGGCGAAATACGCCTGATGATGGCGGCTAAGGCGTAATCCCTCCGGCGGGAGCTGCGCGGTATACTTGGGATCTTGCCACCAGGCATAAAAATGGAATTTATAGTCTTGGGGCGAGAGCGCTAAACCGCTTTGCGCCATCTCCTGTGCCCGCTGGCTCATCGTATAAAAATCGCCGCCTACCCCCTCCGCCGTGGACTCGATAAATACAATGCTGCCATCGGCCACCGCGTTCAGCGTCCCGGTGCGCACCTCTTTCGCCTTGGCCGGATATTTGGCGCAAATTTTTCCATGCTCAGAAATATGCAGCCGCTGTACCGTGCCCGAACGAAAAGAGGTCGCCACCATGATATTGGAGCCGTGCGCGAATTCGATGTACCCACCAGATGCGCCACCGTGGCGCTTTACCGCATGAAAACAGCCCGCCAGCCAGGCGGGCAGATGATCGAAAGGCACCTCGATTTTGGTGCGAAAAATTTCTGCCGCCGCCTGTTTATCCTGGGCGACAATGCCGCACTTTACATTTTTACTGAAAAGCGCCTGATCCAGCAGGTACAGATCGATGGCGGTGGAAAAACCCAGCTGGCGAGCTTTCAGGATCAGGTTTTTTTCGTGCATCTCCCGGAATAACTGGCGTTGAGCCGGCCGCATACGAAACGGCACCAGTACCCCTTGCTCATTGACGACGTGATACAGGTTATCCAACCGCCACCACGGATCGCTCAGATAGCCGTGGACCAGCGCCTGCTGCTCCCGTTCACTCATCGCCGGACTCGGCATTCAGTCGCCCTCCCCGCTGGCTCACCTGGATCTGCTCAATCACCTCCCGCAGTGGCGTATCGGCATCGCTGCTCTCCGCCGTCAGTCGCTGCGTCTCCGCCCAACGCTTGGCAGTCGTCGCCTCATTTAAGGCATTCACCCGTAAGGTTCGCTCCAACGATTCGATGCGCGCCGTATTACGTAAAATACCGCGCTCTGCCGCCCCGATATTGTCGCGCAAGTTCTGGCTCAGCTCCGGCTCAGCCTGCTCCAACTGCGTCATCCAGCGTCCGATATTCGTCGCCGCCGTCAAATTGGCCGCCCGCAACAGCAATAACTCGTCGTTCAGTTGCAGCAACTGCGCGTCCTGCATAATGTCATCAGGCCACAGCATGCGGCGAGCATAGGCGCCATGAGTCACCGCCGCCGTATTGTGCGGCAGAAAAGGACGGATGGGCGGCGCGTGACGTGAGCCGCGAATTGGTTTTTCTCCGGAAGAAATCGCAGGATGCACACCTGCGTACCGCGTCACAGCACCCTGTCTAGGCTCACTTTTTATCGGTACGCATTTTTTCCTCTGTTTTTTCTGCGTACCTTTTTTGCCTCCCTGCGTACCTTTTTGCGTACTGTTTTTTTTACCGCGTACCCAGCCATGTTTTTTGGCCATTTTTCGAATGGCGCCTTCGGATACGAAGTACTGAGCTCCGATAGCTCGCAGGGAGAGCTCACCGTCCTGGAACGCCACTGCAATCGCCGCCCAGTCCGGTTTTGTCATGATGGTTATCCTAGCGATGACCGCACGGTCAGCATTTTTTCAGCACAGCCACAAAATGCGCGTAAAACACAACCCTCACTGCGCCCGCGACTGCGTCACGGCATCGTAGAGCCGCTCACAGGCCAGGCCGGCGGCTCGGGCCCGGTCAGCATAGGCTGCCAACGCTGCATTGCGTTGGAGAGATTCGCCGAGCACGTCGGCAAACAGAAATCCGGCAGCGGCGCTTGCCGGGCTGGCTCCACCAGCGGTGGAAACTCGGCAGGGGGAACGGTCTGCCAACTGCTGCCGCAATTGAGAAAGCGTACGCCGCAGGCGCTCAACATCAGCGGTAGAGCGAGCAGCATCGGCTTTAATCTGTTCCAGTTGTTGATCCGCATTCTGTTTCACCTTAATCATGGCCTGCCAGCGACGTTGTTCTTCAGCCCGCTCGCCCCGCTCCCGGTTTGCCCTGGCGCTCTCCTCATCCCGGTTGCGCGTCTCCCACTTAAGCTGCCACGCCTGCTCAGCCAGGCGCTTACCGGCGGCATAACCGGCCGCATAGCGCCAAGCCGACAGCCCCCATAAAGACAAAGCCACCAGCGAGATGATCGCCAGTGGCTTCCAGATATTGCTTAACATAGGTCGCGCCCGGTCCTGTCTTTATACTCAGCCAAAAATTTGGCTGAGTACGCTTCAGCTTTTAAATTGCTATCCGCATTAATGCAAGAGACATCATACCAATGAGATGAGCACCTCTTGGTGAAAAAAGCCGTAACCTAACATGCTCCAATTCGTTGTTTTTATTGCTAACCGTCACGAACCCAGGCGCCGCGCCATCCAGCGCTGAGACAGCCGGATCAACTCAGCCTTCCGCTGCGGGTAATCCATCCCCATATCCAGCAGGGTGATATTGGTACTTTCCAGATAAGACAGATGCTCTAACTGCTCGGCATTCATCGAATCGCGAGGATCCCCCACTACGCCATTCATACCTGCCCATTGCTTCGCAGTAAGACCTCCCAGGACGATGCGGGAGATCATGTTACTTTCATTGCTGTAGTGGTGAGACTGCGTCACCTTGCCCTGTTCCGCCCTTACCGATTCCAACGCAGAGCACATCGGCTTAAACAGGTTTGCCACTCCGATACGAGCCTTTAACTTGCGACGATAACGCGCGGCGACTTCTGGAGCGGTAAGCTGTAACGCCTCTTCACACTGGATAAAGTAACGACGAATGGCGCGACCTTGTTCGCTACGCTCGACCATTGCCAGCTCTTTGGCTGTATTCAACGTCAAAAAGTAATCATGCTCTATTTGTTGGCGAGATTTTGCGCTCGCCCGTTTTGGCGAGCTCAAATTTTCAACAGCGATGTAGTCAACTCCGACCACGAAGCCATACTGGCTAACCCGCCCTTTAATCCAGTTGGTGAAGTCTCGGCCAACCCCCAAAGCACCATGCAGTGCTCTGGCACTAACAATATTGGTTTCACGCTCACCGATCCGGCCGCTGATAACAGGAACAATGTCAGCGAACTCATTAACGACATGATGATTACTTGATGCATCGGTATAAGAAGACGCTACAGAGGTGTTCATATCGGCTTTACCTTTTAGTGATGAACCTTGTTCGCACAGGAAGACGGCCCCAAGAAGGCTCCGACAGCCAGCCGACTCCTCAAGGCTCATCCTGAAAGGCTCTTGGTGATATGCGTTGCGATACGCAGATATAAAACAGCCCCGGCATAGCCGAGGCTCTTGGATATATTTCAGAGATGGTTAAGACAGCGTCACCCGCTCCCGAACCCAGCCATACAGAAACGACTCGTTCTGCACCCGCTGCTCGGCCAGCGCCAGGTAACGATCACCCTGGCTACAATTGAGTGCCCGTAACAGCACCTGCTCACCCTCTTCTCCTCGGGCACCCAGGTAGGTACGCAGCGCCGACAATGTCCGTGGCCCAATCACCCCATCGGCACTGATATCTGGATACAAGCGCTCGCCATCGTTAAAGGCGGTCAGCCAGCGCTGTAGCCACTTACTGGGCACCGACGGCCCCATGTTGACGCCGGTATCGCACAGTTCGGCAGCCACCCGCGCAGAGAGCTCCGCCACCTGGTCAAAACGGGGTCCCGACCAGTAGTCGCTTTCATAGATTTTCAGCGCCTGCGCCCGCGTTAAATTGCGCATATCACCGGTATAGCCGTGGGCCCGAGCGACTTTTTCCGTGATCCCCCACTTGGTCGGCCCACCCTTGTCGTGAGGGTGATCGACGTACCCCCCTTCACGCCCCAGTAAGGCATCAAAAATTTGATCCTTGGTGAGTGCCATAATTACCGCTCCTTGTCTGTCGGTAGTCCCAGCTTGCGGTGCAAGATGTACAAGGCAAAATGCTGTACCTGCTGCACACCGATAAAACCAATCGCACCGCCGATCGCCGGGGTCAGCGACTTGGGGAGGTTAAAATAGTCCAGCGTCGCCACCACGGTCAGCGTCAGGGCACCACATAACACTCCCTCTAACGCCGTTTGCTTCCAGCCGCCGCCCAGGTAGGTCACCCGGACAGCCGCCGTCAGAATGGCCAGTAATACGCCGCCTACCGGGGTCTCCCCTTGCCACCAGCCCCACAACAACTCCTTCCACTCCAACCAACTTCCTGGGTTATGGTGCATATGTGCCATCTCATTACCCCGCGCTGGGGAAATTTGGATAAAAAAAACCCCGGCATTCGCCAGGGTCTGTAGAACGAAAAAGCCCCGCATCAAGCGAGGCTTTTATGAATAATTGGCTATAAACATAGCTTGGTCATCTTTCCGAATTTAGCTCACTTATTAGCCATTGGCAATCTCTTCATGCAACGGCCTGCCCCTCTAACGTTAACCGTATCGACAAGGCATCGCCGGCCAGCTGCATCTCCTGATATAACCGGCTAAGCGTATCATGCACCCATGGCTGGTACTCTGCCCGCCAGCGCTCAGGCGTTATCACTATGCCCTCATCCGCTAGCGAACGCCGGAAATGCTCAGCGGTCACACTGATTTTTCCTCGGCCACCACAGGTATCACAGCAATGGGGCTGCGGGCGTAATAGCTGGCCGCTTCCACGGCAACGTGGGCAATGAGGCGAGCGAGCCGCCTCTGCATCGGCCCAATCGGCTAGCGCCCGGCGGATAGCCACGGAGCGGCCCGCCAGCGCATCGTGCTGCGCCAGATTACGCTGGTAGCGCCAGTCACCCTCACTCAGCATTACCCGGGCTTTCTCCAGCCCCTTTTGCTGGCACTGAATATCGGCCAGCTGCTTGGCTGCCAGCGTTGCCCGGGGGCCATGTTTGCGCAGCAGCGACGCCAATACCACCTGCTGGGCGGGCAATGTCCGCCCCAGTGCCACGGTGACGGCCAGCTGGCAAACGGCAGTGCCATAAAGGGGATGTGGGCTCCGGCGCACCCGGTCAGCGGCAGCCCGCCGCGCGCGCTGTTCGGCCTGACGATCTTCCCGGTAGCGGGCCAGCAGCAAATCGAAGCCGAGCGGATGGTGCTGTGCCACCGCTGCAAACGCGCCCAGGATTTGCTCCCGGGTGATCCCCGGCACCGCCCGGATCAGGTGCAGGCATTCTGCGCTGACGCTGCGCGGGTCAAACATCTTGATCAGTTGTTCGATGGCGATAGGCATAAACCAGATCCTCCATGAGGGAGTCTGGTTATTTTATAGGCTTTTGGGTAATAGTTCGAGCAGGAGAAAACTTACTAAAGTTATGATATGCAAACACCCCTCGCACACCTGATATAAACATAAATAACGTAAATAGATATATACCCAAATAGATATTACTATCAGGCACATCAATAACATGCAATGCCAGTCCTATAATGGAAAAAACTCTAGAGTATTTTTTAATTCTCCACGCAATCAAGAAAAACACAGCGGCTTTCACATAACCATACCCAACAACAAAAAACACCCACACCGAGACTAGCTCTAAAATTAACCGATCAAACGACATGATGAGTGCTATAGTCGATAACACCGCAGAAATAACTGCGATTATCATCGCGGCAAAATATCCAATATCAACGGCATGTTTAGCAGAATCCAGATCTGACAACTTTGGCCACAACATATTCAAAAACCAATTGCGAGTCTCAGTTGCATTATTTTGAGAATTATACTCTCTGTTTTCTCTGATTGCTGCCTTATCAGATACAGATGTTTTATCTCTGGTGATATAAATAATAAATACAAATATTACTATGGTAACAAGAATCCCTATATCCATAACGCAACCCATTGCTTTTATAGGATTGACATATTATTACGACCAATGTTAGCGCGAACTCTCATTCTTAATATACCACTCTAAATAACGGCAACTTTTAGCATCCACCCTATAGCCATTATCTAAAAAACCGCATCTATAAGAATATGAATCCGCCCGGAGAATGGGAGCATATATATAAGATAGCGACATGATTGCCACAGCAATGATAAGCGATATACACCATATAATAATTTTTATACTCCCAGACAAGATCGCTTTAAGATCCATAGTATCCATATCGATTTCGAACCTTATGGTATTATTTTTATGAATATTCCCAGATATCGTTTCGCTTGAAAACACTGAGTATGTATCACTGTTTTCCGCACAAATCATCTATTTTTTATAGGCTGATTTTTTCAATCAAATAAATATGTTACTCATTTTTTTAATCTGTTATTTTTAGATGACATTTACACATTTCTCCCATATTGGGCCCGGCAGTCTTCCCCACCGGGCGCCCCAAGCTACCCTGCCCGCCGCTCCAGCCGGGCCAGGCTTTGCCGCTCGACATTGTTCAATCGGGAGCGAGTCTCCTCTAACAGACTCAGCTGACGGAACTCATGCTGAATATGGTTCAATACCGGGCGGAGTTCACCACGATTACGCACCACCTGCTGTAGTACCTGCTTTTCCAGCTGTTGGAGCAGGCTGCGAGTTTCATGGCCGATTTCCATGATGCGTTGCAGCTCCCTTACCAGTGCGGGCAAATCGGCGACGGTAAAGGGATATGGGGATGGCACACCGGTGGCCTGACGCAGCGCGTACCAGACGCCCTGATTCCAGGCGGCGCGGAAGCGGAACTGGTTAACGATGGAGTCGATCAGCCATTTCAGGTTTTTTATCTCCCCGTCGGAGAGTGGCGGTGGCTTAGGGGATGAGTACGCACCCTGCTGGCGGGTGAGTAGTTGCCTCTCGCATTCGATGAAGTAACGGCGGATCTGACGGCCACGTTCGTTGCGTTCGACCATCGCCAGCTCTTTAGCGGTGTCGAGAGTGAGATGGTAGTCTTTGCGGTTATGGCCTCCACGTGTTTTTGCTTCCCGAATTTGGGAAGCAATCACATAGTCTTGATTTTCAATGAATCTGTATTCTTCAATGCGCTCAACAATCCAAGAAGCGAAGCGTTTCCCAATGCCAAGAAAATCATGTAGAGCGCGAGCGTTACAAAGTAGAACGGATTCGTTGGAAATAGTACCGTTGAAAACGGGGATGAGTTGACTGGTCATTTTTTGCGTCCTAGTAGATTGTTGATTACCCCTGTTGATAAGGGTGGTCGGGTACTTCAACACCGCTACTAGACGGCCTGTAGTTTTTCCCAATAAGTTGGGTGTTATATGTACTACACGCTACCCGACCATAATCTATGGACGTAAAAAAACCGCATATCTGTCGGGTGCGGAGATCCGCTAGTAGACGGTGTGTTGAGCACCTGAGCGGACTATACCCCCGACATCGCAGATAAAACTAATTCCGATTTATGATACTTTACTTACAAATCATAGGAATGCAATAACCATCCACTTGGAACAGTGAGTGGCAGATATTTCCTAATGCTCTTAAAACCGTCCATTCCAGGACGCTAATCCCAGCAACAGATTTTGCCGCTGCCACTACGCTCTAGCGCTCACAATTCCGATAGGCAAGAACTTGCGAAAACATAACAATATTGTTATGTTTCACTCCATGAACTACACTATTGAGTACTACAGCGAAGAGGTTCGGCTTGAGGTCGATCGGTTGCCAATGGGTATGCGGGTTCGATACCAGCATCTCGTTGAACGCATGGAAATCTACGGTAGTAATCTCGGAGAACCACACACAAGCCCTTTTGGCGATGGGCTTTTTGAGCTTCGGATCAAAGGCAGTGATGGTATCGCCCGCGTGTTTTACTGCACTCTTACCGGAAAACGTATCGTCATGCTGCACAGCTTCATCAAGAAAACCCAGAAGACGCCAAGCGCTGAACGTAAGAAGGCTGAAACCAGAATGAAGGAGGTAAAACATGGCTGGTAAACGCACCCCCCCCACGATGACGCATGATGAAATGGCTGCAAAATGGATGGAAGACCCGGCATTTAAAGCAGAATACGATGCCATCGAAGAGGAATACGCCCTACTCGATGAAATGCTCGCCGCCCGCAAAAACGCGGGGCTGACCCAGGCGCAGGTCGCTGAACGTATGGGAACCAAGCCTACAGCGATCACTCGCATGGAAAGTAATTTAGCCTCCGGCCAAAGCGGGCCATCATTCGCCACGCTGAAAAAATTTGCACACGCGACCGGCAAGAAACTGCAGATCCGGTTTGTCTGATCTCCTGCCGCATCCTGCACGGTGCGGCCATAGGCGTCCTCCTACAGATGGCCGACTAACCATGACTTGTCTCCCTCTCCCGTAAGAGGCAGCTATGTTGAAAATTATTGATGTGGATGTGGTCGGCGACCATGTTATCGAGGTCGAGTTTAGCGACGGCTTCCGTAGTAGGGCTGATTTAACCGCGCTGTTCAGCAAACCGCCCTTCTCTGCGATCGCCGACTTTAACCGCTTTTCCCTGACGGCTAGCGGCGTGCTGAACTGGGGAGATGCCGAGCTTTCTGCCGATACGGTTAAGCGCATGAGCAAAGGCGCAGTGGTATCGGCATCCTCACGCTCACTCACGCCAGAAAATGTAGAAGCGATCCTCCGCCAGGCCACCTGGGAATCCATGAGCGAGGGGCGCCCGGATATTTTGCAGGCCGCGTTAAGGGGATACGCGGAGCAGCTGGGCCACGCGGACGTCATCAAAAGGGCCGGGATTGCCAGCCGCAGCAGTGCATACAAAACGCTATCGCCATCAACGAACCCCAGCTTTAAATCGCTGGCAAAGATCAGCGGCGCGATTTTGGCTATCGTGCGTGAAAATAACACGCAGCACGGTTAAGGGCTTACTGTGCGCCGTCAAGCGCCGCCCTTCAGAGCGGGGGGATACTCACTCTCATTACTAGGATCACCACTGATGAAGGTACTGGCCTCCTGAAACAGCCGGAGTGTAGGTCATTTAGCGAGCAAGAGATGGCGTGTGTCAAATTTGATACAATTCGATTTGAAAAACTTGAAGTGTTTAAGGAAAATCCCGATATCTAACCTGACGATCACCCAGCCAAAGGAGTTTTCTCAGCCCCTCCCTGAGAGCCCCGCAAAGGAAAAGCAATGGAAAATCATGACGTTTATATTTATGCAGGTGATATTCACCGGGATGGTTACCAAGACCTTACCAATGCAATAAAGAAACGAAAAACTGCACATGGGCTAAGAAAAGATGTTATCTTTTGCGCAGCTACTTATGGCGGAGATCCAAATGCAGGATACCGTATAGGCAGGGCATTACAACACAACTATGACAAGATTACCTTGTTAGTCGTTGGACCATGTAAAAGTGCAGGCACTTTGATTGCTATCGCTGCTGATAGGCTTGTTATAGGAGATATGGGTGAGTTAGGTCCGTTAGACATCCAGTTGAAAAAAAATGATGAGATTGGTGAGATGAGTTCTGGCCTAGCCATCATGACCGCTCTAGATGCATTAAAAGACCGCTCTATTTCTGCCTTTAACTCTTATCTAGTTAAGATAAGATACGAAAATCAGATAAGTACTAAGATATCTGCTGATATAGCGACTAGACTTACTGAAGCCCTTGTGTCACCCATGGCTGCTCAGATAGACCCGATCAAGCTAGGTGAGCACCAAAGGGCCATGAGCATAGCCATTACCTATGGGCAACGACTTACAGCGAGGTCCAATAGTCTCAAAGAAGGCGCACTGGTCAAATTGATAGCTTCTTATCCTTCACATGGTTTTGTGATCGACCGTAAAGAAGCAAAAGAACTATTCAAATGCGTAGAGAGTCCCAGCGGTTTTACCGAAGCACTCTACGAATTGTTTTGCGGTAAAATTCATGATGGTGACATAGCTGCTTATGGAAAACCAAGAGTAGTTGATATCACCCGTGATATTGATAACACAGAGGAAAAAACCGATGCCAAAGAATCTGCAACTGGAGATGGACACGCTCAACAGGATGTTGGAAGACCAGATCCAGGAGAGTCAAGATCTGGCAAGACAGGTAGAGCAAAATCTAAACGAGATCAAGCGCCAGTTGGAACAATACCAATTCAGCAACCTGATGGACAGTAACCTGAAGCGTGAGCTTTTCGCACTCTAATTCGTATTTTAACCCGACCCATTGGTCGGGTTTTTTATTAGCCAATAGACTTGTTAACAAGCTGACAAGTTCAATCTGAATCTATAGCAGAGCGTCCAATACAGCGCCGCCAGCATCACCTCCTCTCGCTCACCAGGCCGCCAGTCATAGGGTGCCCGGCCATCCAATACATCGTGGCAGGCCGAACAGCCATACACCGCCCAGAAATCATCCGATTTGTACCCCATGCCATGCATCGGGCTGGCTAGATGGCACAGCACCACCGTCTGCGGATCACCGTTACAAATCCCAGGAATTTGCAGGGTACACCCCTGCCCCCGGGCCGACTCCCGCCACGCCCGGCTACGAAACGCGCCTGATTTTTTCATCGTCAAAACGCCATCAGTTGATTCAGCGCCAGCTCCATTTCTGCCTCGCTGGCAAAATGCTGGCTCAGGGTCTCATTCCAAATCACCCCGGCCACCCCACGATAGATACGGTCAAAGGTCGCCTGATCCATGTTGGCAAAGGCAATGCTCCAACGCTGACGAAAGGTGCCACCGTCCGGCGCCGGCTTCACATCACAGAACCCGGCCTGGGTCATCACGTGGTTCAGGTAGGCCTCGTCGGTTTTGATCGCCTCGGCATCGAACAGCCCACGCCGTTTCTCTGCCAGACATGCCAGCACCCCCTGCGCAATCTGCCGCGTCACGTTGTCATACAGCGATGGATCGGCGGCCGCCTCCGCAATGCGCCGCGCCACCGTATGGGCGACCCAGTTTTCCGAGCGGCTGACAAAATCCCAACGGGGGATCCAGTACTGCATCCCCAACTCCAGCAGCTTAAAGAATTTACGATGGTGCTTCAGGTTGCGCCGGTCGCCCACCGGCTGCAACGCAATCGGCGTCCCGACCGGCACCGCCCGCATCACGTCACGATCGTGATCGGTGGCATAGCAGATCCCACCGCCCGGCAGCAGCACACCCAGCGCCTCGGCTTTATGGCGGCGCGGCGACTTACCCTGCGCACTGCTCATAAAATCGCCTCAGAACAGCTCAGGCGCGGCGTCGCCATCAATGCCGTGGGTTGGTATGGCTGATAGGCTAAAAACGCCTCAGCGACGCGCACAGGCGAAATTTTCGCCATCACACACCCCCGTCGCGGCTGGCGGGCACCAAGCGGTAAAACCAGACCGTTTTGCCACTGCCAGGATTACGCACCTTGCGCACCTGCTTGACCAGGCCATGACGCGCCACGCTAACCTGCCGCAACCGAGCACTGATGGCCGCCTGAGTATCCCCCTCATGCGGAAACAGCTGCAACATGCGCCGCTCTAAGCCGCGCAGGGTGTGCCAGTCGGCACCCGCCGCCGCGATGATCACCCGCGTCATCTGGGTGCTACCACAATCCCAGCGTTTTTCTCGATTCAACGTACGCAGCCCGTTGTTGATGCTGGCGCGCTCTTGAAAACTGACATCCGGTTTCACGTCCATCGTCTCTCCTCCCTGTCTCATCTGCGCTCACACCCTGGCGCCGCGATAACGCGTTGCCAGTGGCGATTGCTCCATCGGGGTACACAGCCGCCGCGCCTCGTCCTGGTCGCACTCCACAAAATGGCCGTTGATAAAGCGCTGGTAAATCACCGCCCCGGCCTGACCAAAGCGGCTTTTGGTGACGATCAGCTCCGCATGGTGCCGGGCGGGCGTATCGGGGTGATAAATCACGTCGCGGTACAGCATGACGATCAGGTCGGCATCCTGCTCAATGCTGCCGGAGTCACGCAGATCGGCGCTGACCGGACGCTTGTTGGGGCGTTTTTCCACCTCGCGGGAAAGCTGGCTGAGGGTAATCACCGGCGTACCCAAATCTTTCGCCATCCCCTTCAGGCTGCCGGTGATCTGCGCGATGGCCAGATCGTGGCGTTCGGCACGCGGTTTTTCGATCAGCCCTAGATAATCCACCACAATCAGCGACAGTGTCGGGCATGCCTGTTTTTGGCGTTCGGCCATGGCACGGATTTTCTCCACGCTCAAACGGGCACTATCGACGATCCAAATATCTAGCCCATCCAGCGCAGCGACGCCTTGCGATACCCGTCCCCAGCCCTCGTCATCCAGCAGAGCCGGATTGCGCAGCAGCGAGACAGAGACCCCACCGGCGGCGGCGATCCCCCGCTCAACCAGTTGCTGGGCGCTCATCTCCAGGCTAAAAATCAACACACCCCGCCGCTGTGCGCTGCCGGGAAACATCCGCCCCGCCACTTCCGTGGCGATGCGAATGGCCAGCGACGTTTTACCCATCCCCGGCCGACCAGCGATGATGATCAAATCCTGCGGATTCACCCCGCCGGTCACCGCATCCAGCGGCGCAATGCCCAACTTGACAGTGTCGGACTCCAGGCCGTTATTCAGGCGTTTTTCCAGCGTGTCGGTGTAATCCCCCATCACATCGCCCAGCACCACCGGGATCGGCTCCAGCTTGGGACGGCGGATCAGCGCCAGACGATTCATCAGACTGTCCATGGCACTCCCCGCCTGCTCGATGTTGGCGGCACCAATTTCGCGACGCATTTCATCCAGGGTGATGGCGAACTGCCGCCGCTGATACTCCTGGCTGACCATTTCCGCATAGCCCGCCAGATTGGCGGCGCTGGGGCAGTGTTTGGCCGTGCTCATCACGTCGGCAAAGTGTTCATCCCCACACTCCTCGGCCACCATCAGCGAGTCGATCAGGTTGCGGGCTCTAGCCTGGCGCTGGATCACCCGGTAAACCGTCCGGTACAGCGGGATGGAAAACGCGGCAGGCTCCAGCGATGCCAACACCTCCTGCGCAGCCGGTGTCAGGCCACCCAGCAGCAGGCCGCCGATCACACTGGACTCCAGGTACTGGAGATTGGCGTTCACAGCGTGCCCTCCCGTACTCGGGTCAAGGTTTTTTGGCGTAGCAGGTAGTCAAAATCGGCAATCCAGCCCGCATCGCCGAAGCCAAAGTAAAACGGCTTGGCATGGTCGAGAAACGCCGAGACATAGGCCCTGAAGCCCTCCAGATTCGGTGTCGCCAACGATTTCACCAGCGAACGCAGTTTACGCTTACGCTCCTCGTTGACGGTCACCGCATGGGGTAGCCTGTCTCCCACCAGCTCGTTGTAAGCTGCCAGATAAGCGCCATAGTCCATACGTTCAGCAGATCGTCGAGTGAGATTTTCCCGTTCTAGGTGATCGGCTTCAGGATTATCGAGCTCGCGATAGTGTCGATCGGGCTCTGTCCAATCCGGTTTTCCCCGATCGGTTTTGTCCTTGTCGGGCTCAACGAATTCGCTGTTGTTGGGGGGGAAGGGGGGTATAGGTTCTAATGATAGGTTCTTAATGATAGGTTCTGGGTGCAATGGTTGCGCTACCCCTAGTGAATCAAACGACAACCCCTGGCGTATTTGTTGCGCTGGCACCTCAGACAAAGACGCACCATTTGCACCGGCTGATCCCGTCCCCTGCGCAGCGCCATTTTTTTCCTGATTTTCCTCCGGAGGCAGATCGCCCTTTTCATCCTCCTCCAGCGGAGAACGCAGCCGCCGCTCCAGCGTCAAATGGTAAATATTCGACTGGTGACCGCCATTTTTGCTCTTGCGCGGCTCCACCCACAAAAAGCCCTGCTCATGTAGCCATTTGATATGGTTCTGCACCGAACGCTCGGACATTTCACAGGTTGCTGCCAGGTAAGGGATCGATGGCCAGCATTCGCCCTGATCGTTGGCGTTATCGGCCAGCTTCAGCAGCACCAGTTTGCGCAGTGGATTCCCTGTCTTAATTTTCATGGCCATCGCCATCAGCATCATGCTCATAAGTCACCAACCGTTTTTCGTCACTGTGGAAATTCGCATCGCCAGACGACGGGCACAGTCAACCGATGCCGCGACATGGCGGCATTCACTAAAACCTCGTTTGGCTTGCTGGATAAACACTGCCTGGAGCTGGCGGGAGGTTCCCGCCAGATCATGGTGAAGCGTGTGAGAGAGTGCGTACGATAGACTCATCCCTCCCTCCTTAGCGCCGGGCGTTCGCCGAGCGGGCGAGACGCTGCAGGCTACGCTCGTGAGCCGTGCGGTTACTCTGCGCCCAACTGCGCGCCACCCGCAGGCAGTCATCGAATAACTTGCCAGAGCGGGATGCCTGGGTGGACTGTGCAACATAGTGCGCGACGCCCGCCTCCGCCCCCTTACGCGCCAATGCCTCGTCGAAGCCCTCGCCCACCAGCTGGCGCCGAATATTGTCGTGAATGAATTGCGACCAGCTCATCGGACACCTCCCGGCGCCGTCTGGCGCACGCCTAACGTGATGAAAGGCTGTGCTCGTCCTGCTGTGCTGTGTGCCATACCTGCTCTCCTGTGCCGGAGGCTACACCGCCCGATTCGCGCGAATAAAACGCCCGCGCCACACCGGGCAAAGCCCCTGTGATGGCTAAACGCCGGGTCTCCTCCCCGGCCAAATCCAACTTCTCACCGACAATCCCGGCAATCAGCGCCACGGATTGTGTGGTGTTCAGTTTCTGCTGCCGTTTCATGATGGCGCTCTGCTCGATGTCGGCAGCGGCGGCAACCAGTCGGGGGCTGAAACGTCGGCGGCCTGCAACGCCAGATGCACATGGATCAGCATCTCCGGCGCCTCGGCGAACATCGCCAGAAAGCCACGGATCGCCGCGATATTGGTTTCAACAGCCGGATTGGAAGACATGGCGGAGGACGCCGCCCGAATGGTCGCCAGCTCAGACTCCGTCCAGCGGGTCTTGATCTGATCATCGCGTAACAGGTGCAGCGGCAGGCCGGGCTTACCCACGCGTTTACGGGCCAGCAGCTGCTGGCGCAAGATGTCCAGCTGGGCCCCTGCCGGGGAAAGGGAGGGATGGTGTATGGTCATAGGTCAGTCCTTAATCGGGTTAAAGGACTATCCCCACAGCGTCCAACGAGGATAGGGATTGCTGTTATGTAATGTGTTGCGGGAAGACATCATCCAGTGAGACAGATGCCCCTAATTGATTAAAAATCAGTACGATTTTCTGACAAACAGTGATACTCATAGCCCGGCGCCCTAATTCATAATGGCCGATGGCCCCCGGCGTACAGCCCGCCAAACTGGCGAGTTTCCGTTGGGTCAGTCCTAGCTGTTTGCGAATTTCTCGGATTCGGTTCATCAAGCACCTCCAAGACAACCAGTATACAAGACGTATCTGGATGCGACAAACAAAAAGATACATGATGTTTGTTTATACGTGCTATACAAAATGTATAATTAAGATATGAAAACGACATGGCATGAAATCGCAAGAGAGCGCATGAAGGCGCTCAATATGACTCAGGAAGAGCTTGCTGAGTCGCTGGAAATTACCAAAGGGGCGGTAAGCCATTGGCTGACCGGTCGCAGAGAACCCTGCCTCGCCGATCTCTCCAAGATTTTTCACTATCTCGGTATCGATGGCATTACCCTAAACAGCGACGGCACCTTCGGCATGGCCGGCGAGACGCCTCCGCCCGCCCGTAAGGTCGTCCCCGAGTACACCTATCCCCTACTCAGCAAGGTGCAGGCGGGTCAGTTCACCACGGAAGATAACGCCTATACCCTGCACGACGCCAAGCGCCGGATAAAGACGATTAAGCGCGCCAGCGACAAGGCGTTCTGGTTAATCGTCGAGGGGGCATCGATGACCGCCCCCACAGGCACCAGCCCCAGCTTTCCAGAAGGAATGCTGATCCTGGTAGACCCCGCGCAAAACGTCGAGATCAACGATTTCTGCATCGCCGTGATGAACGGCAATGAGTTCACCTTCAAAAGATTGATCCGCGACGGGGGCATCAACTACCTGCAACCACTGAACCCTCAGTTCCCCCTGCTGAACTGCGCGAACGGCTGCCAGATCATCGGCAAGGTGGTGATGTCACAATGGCCGGAAGAGATGTTTAAATAAGTTCGCCAGGTTGGCAAATCACGCTTTATCAACCTGGCTTCAATCTTCCGTAAAATACATCGAATCTCACTTATCACACCACCTTATATACTCCCTTATCCTCGCCTAATTTAATCTCATTAAAATACAAACCGTTAATAAAATACGTCCATTTTTTGATCATTTTGTATTTACAATACCTGGATACAGGGTGTATATAGTGAGCATAAAACACATACTATCGCTCTTTAACCAACGAGCCCCCCGGCTCTACGGAAGGTGCCGACAACGCACCACCCACTGACTCCACTCCCGATGACTTCAGTGTGTGTGGATCATGCCGTCTCCTCCACACCGCCTAAGTCACCGTCATCCACTGTTGTTAGCGTCATCTATCCAGGAGGGATTATGGCCGCGATCACCAAGGGAAACTCCGTCAGGCCAGCACAGAAAAATGCACGCCAGCGCCGCCACGAACGCCGCAAGGCTCAGGCTATCCAACGCGATCTGATCGAGTCGCGTATCGATCATGCGCTAGGTTTAAAATTAGCGCACCGCCCTGCCCTAAACCGGGCAGAAATTGCCAGCAAGCGCGAGTCGCATCGCGTAGAGGTGATCGTACTGTGCAGCGGTGAGCGCCAACAGCCGCAGCCCAGTTGGGATAACTGCTGCTTGGCACAGGTGGCGCTGTATAGGGTGTTGTAAACGTCGATATTGGTAGAGAGCTGTAAAATGTCCGCTAAGAGCGAAAAGCCGCCATTCCCCCCATGTTCTGCGGCTAGCAAGTTGCAATGCTAAAGCTTTTTGCCGTTAAATCTGAAGACTTCGCTTCTTTTGATATCTCGCGACAATGATTCTAGTCCCGGATATATAAATGACTCCGTTATACCTAGAGCTTGCAAATCTTTAAGCATTTGGGGAACCACGTCATACGGTATAAATATTTTATGTATGATTTCACGAAGATCATTATAATAGTCTAATGCCCATATGTTTGAACCATGTAATGTGAAATGACCCGATTGTGATCTTATCCTCGTATCTATATGACTTGATTGGACTGCAATTGGAAGAAAATTACAACTACCTTCTTTATTCATTGGATCAAAGTAATGGCTCCATTTGTCAGCCTCTTCGCAAATATAAATTTTCGATCGGCTTGAGACTGTTAAATAATTCAATTTTGATGGACTTAAGGCAAAAACAGCAGCTCCTTCCGAACAAAACTCATCGCTTTCCATAAAATTTTGTGAAGGAGATTCGTCGTAATGCCTCTCTTCTTCAGAAGTAGGATTTGATTCGATAGCGAAAAATAACGCTACTAAGGCGTTTGTCGTCCAGTCTAACAGCCTTGTTGGTACACCATAGTGCTGCATCAAGAACATCCACTCAAAGTTATTTGAGGGCTCTCGATTCAAAAATGGAACCGCTCGCGACTTAAATTCATAAAACATATTTTCTGGACTAAGACCTGTTACATGACCGCCCTCTGAAAGTATCACCTGACCATTTTCGACACTATTGCCTCTGGCATCAGTTAATGGAACGGTATCACGTAATACCGAAGGTTCTAATCTATATGAAGCGCAAGCATGTCCTCTAAACCATATATCATCGACTTCATTTACTATTTTTGTAACTGTTGAAACATAATCTGCTAGCGAGTTTACGGCATACTTAAACATGATCATCTCCTCAATAGGATGACTATCCTAACACCAAACTAAGTGGTGCAAGAAGCGTGCGATGAGTGAATGACTGACTAAATCATTCACCAAGATTTTTAGCTCTGTAGTAGCTACATTAACTGGTAATGAAAGCAGAAGTAACATGAGCTATATACAGTCCAATAATGTCTGTTTTTGGCACAAAGCTGACTATCAGTATAATCACTCTACATAATTAATTATTAAACAATATTATAGTTACTTATTGGAATAATCATACCCACCTGCGGTCTGCACTGTCATAACGGGCGTCATGGCGGTGAGTCACAGACCGCAGCTGGATATGTTATTACACCACCGCGCCGGTGTTCCCCGCCGTACCGGCCTCACCGCAAGTCCGCATACCACACCCGGTATACCTACGCTCAGGAGACCCACTATGCAACCTATCAACGGATGGGAAGAAATCGTGACGTATTGCGCCAGGCAAAACGCTATTTTTCGCCAAAACGAGGATGGCCTAATCCTACGCAATTTCCGGCGAGAGATGATGGAAAAGCTCACCGGGAAAGATGATGTCTTCTTAATCAGAAATCCCGATGAAGCCGTAACCATAAAGATCAGTGAATTGAGGAACGCACTCGACGCAGCCTGCCAGGCTGGTTTGAAAAGAGGCCGGGCATAGTCCGGCCTCTTTGCTCGCTTAACCCACTACGTGTCTTTCAAACTGTTGGGTAAAGAGCTCTTCAAGATCCATTATCTCTTTCACGATATAGGGAATGTTATCCGGAATACGCTTATCGTTAGTCCCATTGGTTAACCAGCCCTGATTAAACAGCACCATTACAACATCGTGTGCCGCTTCAGCAGGCGTTCTTCCATTGGGTAGCTTTTTATCAGACATGTCGAATCTCCTTTGGTTTGATGGTATGTAAGACGCCAAAAGACCTCATGCTGGCAGGAGATTCGACACCTTCATCATGGCTTAATGCCACCATTAACCTCAGATTCATCCAATTTGCACCACCCCTCAGCCCCCTCCCCGTCTTATCGGGCTATTTCTATTCCTACCACACCACGGAGAACCATCATGTCTATTGAAGCTCTGCAAAACGCCGTCGCCATTCTGCTGCAAAAACCAGAGCGCCCCTTCGCCATCGGCGATGTGGTGAGCAAAAAAGAGGGCATCGGCAGTATCACCAAACGCCCATATATTGGTGAAAAGGCTATCGTCAGCCACGTGTTTGCAACCCCGGTACTCAACCTACAGGAAAGATCCGGCAGTCTTTACTACTCGCAGATCTACGATATCCGCATCGCCTTCTTTGACCGCGACGGGGATTTAATCGAGCTGGCCGAAGACTCACGTCGTTTCCGCCACGCAGACGACTAATCCCTACCCCAGGCCGGACAGCCCCAGCGCTGTCCAGCCACCCGCACGCTATTTTTCCCTTTGCTTCTCCCTTTCCTCTTTACGCCAGGAGAACATCGCTATGTCTGAAACCTTCGCATTTCTCACCAAGGCCAAGAAAAAATCCGGCAAACCGGACATGATGTTTTGGTGTTCGGCCAATAATGAACGCATCGCCCGCTCTAAACTCAGCATTGCGCTGGACGCCGCCGGGCTGGATGAAGCCGACTACTTTAACCCCCAGCGCACCCATCTACCGGTGGTCGATGATCTCCCGGCGGAAGAAACCCTCAGCAGCGATTTCTGCCGCCATTACCAGATGGTGGACAACGACTGGGTACGTCGCCAGGCCCCTTTACCCGCGCCCCAGGAAGAAGCGTCCGTGGTTAGCCAAATGTCCCCCGCGCCGGACACCCCTGCCCCCACTCAGCAGGAGCAAGAACCCGACGAGACGCGCCTCGACTTCTGGCAATTGCCCCTCGAACAGCGTGCCGCCTTGGTACAACTCTACGGCCCACGCGACTATTACCTTGACGATCTGCCCACCGCCCTCGAAATTCTCAATGCCGAAGGCGAGATCTACACCGGCAACTACCATATGGCGGTCGCCATCGGAAAATGCAGCGAGCTGGCACAACGGGATGCCGACGGGCTGGATGCGCTGATCATGCAAATCCAGCAACGCTACAACCACCTGATCCCCCATTGGCCGGAACTGGTGACTTTTATTCGCCAGCACAGGGCGGATAAAGCCGAACCACGCCCCCCCGCCAACGACGCAACATCAGAAACGCCCATCATGCTGGCGCCGGGCCGCCCCTTTGATACGGATTTCCTGCGCCACACCATCGCCTGCGCCTTACAACCGGCCAACGGCTACGACCTGTTAGAGCCCGAACCGACGATCGTCGCCCGCGCACAGCAACTGATGGCAGATAACGATAAGGCGCTGGCTATCTGGTACAAACTGCTCACCGACACACCGGGGATCTGGGAAGTTCATCCCGACGATATCTTTGCCATGATCCAGGCGGCGCCGGAGTCCATCGCCTGGGACGAGGACGCCACCCGGCGCTTTATTGATGAAAATCTTAGCGTCATTCAGCCGGTTCCCCGCCGGAAGCACGCCCAGGATACCGCGCCAACCCGCGAGGCGACGCCCGACAACATGGCCGCCCTGTTCGCCGCCTCACCGCTGGCGAGCCTGCCCACCGAGTCAGCCCCGGACACGGCAACGCCCACACAGGAGCAGGAGCCGGATAAAATCACACCACCCCGCTTTGAGCCGGGGCGCTATCCGGGACTCTCCTCGGCGGACTACCACGCCGCCAACGGCATCAGCAGTACCATGCTCAAAGATGCCCGCATCAGCCTGATGTACTTTCATGGCCGCCACATCGCCAAAACCATCCCGCGCCAGGAATCACCGGCGCTGCTGCTCGGCGCCCTGATCCACACCCTGGCACTGGAGCCGGAAAAGTTTGCCACCGAATACGCCCTGGAGCCGCAGCTCCCGCCCGACGTCTTCACCAGCAGCGAATCGATGAAAAAAGCCATCGAGGCCCATAACGCCACCTTGCCCACCCCGCTCTCTACCGAGCAGCTCAAGGCGCATCTGCTGGCACACAATGCCGGGCTGCCCACGCCGCTGCCCCTCAGTGGCAGTGCCGACGAACTCGCCCAGCTGTATGCGGCGCTGCCCGCCGCGTTTCAGACCTTGGATCAACCCGAAGGCGCCAGCGCCGCCGCCATCAAGAAGTGCCTCAAGGCCTACAACGCCAGCCTGCCCGCCCCGCTAAAAACCGGCGGCGGCCGCGAAGCACTGCTGGAGCAACTGGCGCAAATCGACCCCGCCCTAGCTGACGCGGAGCGCCAGAAACCCCAGCCGCTGAACACCAGTGGGAAAAAAGAGGAGCTGATGGCCAGCCTACGCCAGATCCAGCCGGATGCCCGCTTTGCCGACGAGATCCTGGCCGACTGGCAACGCCAAGCGGTAGGGAAAATCCCAGTCAGTCAGGCCCAGTTCGCCCAGTGCCGTGCCATCTGCGACGCGCTACTCGCCGATGCGTTAGCGGGCCCCCTGCTACGTCACCCCCGGCGTGAGGTTGAAGTCAGCTACTTCGGGCTGGATGACAACACCGGGCTGGAGATCCGCGTGCGTCCCGATGTGGAAATCGACACCGGCCACGCCCGCATCGGCCTGGATCTCAAGTCCGTCAGCCTCGGCTACGTCAAGCAAGACAACCTGCGCGCCCGTCTGCACCGAGAAATCATCGAGCGGGACTACCACCTCAGCGCTGGCATGTACTGCGACCTCGCCATGCTCGACCAGTTTTTCTGGATTTTCGTCAACAAAGATCCGGGCTACCACTGGGTGGCCTTAGTCGAGGCCTCCCCAGATGAACTAACACTGGGACGGCTGGAATACCAACGCCAACTGGCCGCCATCCGCCAGGCGATGGACAGCAACCACTGGCCCGGCCCGATAGTCGATGTCATCACCGACGAATTGACCGATTACGAACAGCGCCGCCTGGAAAACCTGGCCGCCTAAGGAGCCCATATGAAAACGGAAACCACCGACAACAACCACAACGCGCTGATCGATAACGTCACCATCCTGACCAATGGCGAACTGTTTGACCGCCTGATGACCCTCTCCCGCGTCATGGCCGGCAGCGGCGCCATGGTGCCCGCCCACTTCCAGAAGAGTCCTGACGCCTGCATGGCCGTCACCATGCAGGCCGCCCGCTGGGGTATGGATCCCTTCGCCGTCGCGCAGAAAACCCATATCGTCAGCGGCACCCTGGGGTATGAGGCGCAGCTGGTCAACGCCATCATCACCACCATGTCGCCCACCAAAGATCGCCTGCACTACGACTGGTTCGGCCCCTGGGAAAACGTGATCGGCAAATTTATCGAGAAAACTTCCGCCAAGGGGCACAGCTACATCGCGCCGGGCTGGACGCTGGCCGATGAAAAAGGCTGTGGGATTAAGGTCTGGGCCACCCTACGCGGTGAGGATACGCCGCGCGAACTGGTGCTGATGCTCTCCCAGGCCCAGGTACGCAACTCCACCCTATGGGCCAGCGATCCCAAGCAGCAGCTGGCCTACCTGGCCGCCAAACGCTGGGCGCGCCTCTACACCCCTGACGTATTGCTGGGCGTCTACTCCACCGACGAGTTGGAAGATCCACAGGCGCGGGAAGAAAAAGACATCACTCCTAGCGTCTCCATCAACGATCTGGTAGACAGCGCCAACTCAGCAAACGACGCGCAACCGGAGGCGCCAGCAGACAGCCACGACGCCACGCTAGGCGAAAGCTTGCGTCAAGCCTTGGAAGAGGCCTCGACACTGGAGGCAATCCGTCAGGTTGAACAGCGCATCGCCCAACATAAATCCACGCTGGGCAGCCAGCTGCTGTTCGAACTGCGCGGGAAAAGCCAGAAAAAGCGCAGCGGCTATAAAGCGGTACTGGAAATCGAAGCCGCATTCGATGCGCTTTCCCCCGGTGATCGCGCCGCCTTTCAGCAGCTGGAAAATCTGGTCAAAAACCGCCTGGCGATCTTACCGCTCGGCGAGCAACAGCGCTTCACCCTAGCGCTGGATGATCTGCGCGCCGAATACGCCTGATATTAAAGGAGAGCCGCCATGGAAAAGTGCAAAGAAACGCCAGCGGACAACGCACGCCAACGGCAGATCCAACGCCTCGTCGCCGACGTTATCGCGCTACTTCCTCTATTACGCGCCGGGCAGCCTAACCCGCAGTTTGATGGTAAGTCATGGCGCCAATGGTCAGCCGACCGCCTACGCGACCGGGTGGCGGCGTTCTACCCACGCCAGCCTCGCCGTCAGGTGCTCCAGCCAGTGCCACCTCACCTCAGCGCCGGAGCACTGTACGAACCCACGCCGCCATGGCATCGAGGCCCCGGCGGCGCCGTGTATCGCGGTGACTGACGACGACACACCCCGGCGCTGGCCGGGGTATCCCCCATAAAGGAGAACTCACACCCTCCCGAGGCTGCCATGAAAACGCCCCCAATCAATGGACTGTATCGCTACAAACTCAGCGGCAAAGCACTGCGCCAACCACCGGCCGCTCCCCACGGCTGGGTCATTTTCCTGGCCTGCCTGGCCATCGCCGGGCTGACGCTGCTGCTGATCCACCGGCTGTAATCCGCCCTAAACCGAGCAAGGAGCGCATAATGAAACTCCGCGATATCACACCAGAAGAAGAGTACGACGACGATCAGTACGATCCCTTAATCTACCCGGCACCGCGCACCCAGGACGATCGCTGCGACCACACGGCTCGGCTCCTCTGGCGCCTACGCCAACGCGCCACCATCCGTAATGGAGCAAGATGGATACCCTGCCCTCGTCCCGTGCCGAGCGAACCCACACAGCGGCGCAGAGTACCGCAGCGCTTTAACATTGGTCTGCGCCGCAGCTACTCCTACGCCATCGTCAGCGCCATTTACCAGTTGCATCTGCACCAATGCGCACGCCGGGAGATCGCCACCCTACTCGGCATCCCCGCCAGCAAGATCGATGTCTTACTCCAGCATAAAACCAAGACCCAACGCCGCGCCTGGCAACAGGTCCACCAAAGCAACCGCCTACCGAGTAGACGAGAGATCCTGGCACAGTTGGCAAGAGAGTTGCCGGTGTGAGGGTTAGGGTTCTATTGGGTGGGAAATGTCGGCGTGTATCGAAGGGGTCGATGGACGCCGAGTCTACCCGTGGTAAGCCATTTACCGCAGGTAACATCGGAAGCCATCTGCTTAAGATGGTCGCTAAGAGCGGAAGCAGAAATTAACTCCCTGTTAAGGGGGAGCAACGCAATACTGAAGCCGCATACTAAGTTAATCACTTAAACCAACACATAGTTAAAATATTTCGCGTTGCGAATCCCTCATGAATAGTTTGTTAGGTAATTATTTTTGGAATAGATTGTATCGTAATAGGATTTATACCCAAGCTAGCTCCACCTACGCGCACAATAAATGTACGCAACACTTCTATTAACTGGTCAACAGGTTGAATCCAGTACGACCTAATTATATCAAGGACGTCACTCTGCCCCGGAACTTCCATTATCTTATGATTGCGATTGTAAGATAAAAATATCTCCATAATTCCAATCGCAATATGAAAGTCATTAATCACCGAATGTTCACTACCTAAGATAGCAACAGTTTTAACTGATTGTTCAAGTTGTACATTGTGAACGGATATTTGAGCACCGTTTGGTTGAACCCCTATACCAAAAAGACACATACTGGATTTATTTTGCCAACCGGCACTACCTAATAGTTTATATCCTTTGTTTCCTTCAACTTCGCCAAGTAAAATACTATCTAGAGTATCGCCTGCATATCGTTTGATCAAAATACACAAATCAACATACTTAATGTCCTCCCAAACATTTTGAATGTTATGTTTTGTATAACCAAATATGGCTGCATTAGTTTTTTTGAGAAACTCTGCACCGCTGTATGAATCGATGCCACAAACAAAAACCCCATACGAATGATAGTTCGTCAGTAAATCATAGTTATAGTTATTTGAAATATGATCAATCAAAATTTTAAACAAGCCTATTCCTTCATTACTGGCTAGATAATGGCAAAGGAAGTACTGTAGCCCCCAATTTCTAACGTTTTCTCTCATTCGAGCGAAGAAACCTTGTTCGCTCGTTCCTACAAAGTTTGCAAGAGTTTTTGGCGTAGAAAACGGAATCTGTTTTTGAATATTGAACTCAAGTTGTTTGTGCTCATATAAGACTTCCAAAACGGAACAAAAATGCATTGCCCAGTATGACTTAGCGTCACCAATAATTGATGGTTCAATGACTTGACTAACTTTCGAAATCAAAATACTTTACCTTTAGTTACCTAACCTTTGAATATTGTGGCAGAACACGACTACTGTTCTCTAGCCTGTCATTTTTAGGTTGGCCCACGCTGGCTTTCTAAAGTAACGCACCTTTCCTCATTCAGCAACAAATAAATGTGCCTGTTGATTTGCCCAAAGCGGCGGTCATTATAATCACACCATGCAATTAACCATTAAATAACATACAATAAATAATGCTATAATTTATAATTGAAATCACCATACCCACCTGCGGTCTGCACTGCCATTATGGACGTCATGGCAGTGAGTCACAGACCGCAGCTGAGTATGCATCTACACGGAACCGTACCGAGACAGATCGCAGGCAATCGGGGATTCAAAACGGAGCAACCGTGAAGGACTACCCCGATTCACACATGCGCTAGGTTTAAAACTAGCGCGCTGCCCTGCCCTAAACCGGGCAGAAATCGCCCGCAAGCGCGAGTCGCATCGGGTAGATGTGATCGTACTGTGCGCCAGTGAGCGCCAACAGGAGCAGCCCAGCCCTGCTCCTCAGCGGCACCTAGAGATCTTCACAAGTTTTCGCTAGTGTATTCCTGCAGACGTTGCTTGGCTTCCTGATATATTTCAGAATTAGCGAGCAGATAGGTACAAAAGTTTGAGAGTCTCGCACTAGGCTTCGACAGCTCTTCAATCGTGCGTAGCGCATCGTTTATCCTTCCTGCTCGTTTCTGCTTATTTGGTGAAGTACGTGCTAGGTCAAATTCTTCCATTGCCTCACGGATGTCAGCCTCAAAAATACGAAAGCTTACTAAAATATCACCTCTTGCCGAAAAAAGTCTTTTGTCTGAGAGCCCACACACTTCAATAGTTTTTTCAGCAATATCGTGGTTAGCCCCCGCTTTAGGCTCAATAATTATATCTGTATACGTAAAACAATCACTAGGATCGAAATCATAAGGATTTATTATTGGTTGTTTTTGAGTATCATGATTAAGTTTGTTATTATTGCAGGCCTTGCAACTATAAAGAAGATTTGTCCACTCAAAAGCTTTATCTGTATATATGGATTTCGGATGAAAGTGTTCAACCTCCGCAAAGCCAGTTTCCTCAGGAATACCTTCACAGAAAGCACATTTATGAAAAGAGCTTTCTTTCAATGCATTACGTATATCATCATGACGATAATGTTTTAATGCTGCCTCCTTTTCATTAGGAGGTATTTTTTTGTACTCATTATATTTGGCGACCAGTGCCATTAATCCCTGTGTCCATACTGCACGATTATCACATAATACTTGTGGCTCAGGTGGCCGAGTCAATTTAATCATTCGCTTTCGCCTCCATGCCTGCTATGCGAGTCTTAAGTATTATTAACACCGTGTCGCCAGGATGGCAGATGGATTCAAGACGAAAATAGTTTTCTTTAAGGGCTTTAAGATTATTTTCCTTGATATTTTCATAGCAAGCTTTCACTAATTTTTCATAATCTTTGTTATCGAGACTTCTTACCCCCATTAGCTCGGTCAAGATTAAATCCGTACTCCAACCTGAATATGCTTTCTTCGAAGGCTGAAATTCATATACTTCATCAGTATATGATGACGGAAGCATGATGATTTCATTTTCTTTTGCCGAGGCTAGAAGATGGGGAGAGTGAGTTGTAACAATGAATTGTATATTAGGGAATATTGCCGCAATTCCTTGCCTTACTGTTAACTGCCATTCAGGATGAAGGTGGTTATCCAGCTCATCGATAAGCACTGTTCCACGAGCTGTTGTTACATCTCTTTCACCAACTGGCAAGCAAGCCTCAATCCATTCAAATATCGCAATAATAATATATAAAACGGCCTGAAATCCCGATGAAAGTTCCTCAAGGAAGCATTTTTTTCCATATATTGAAAATACAGATTCAAGATCACGCCCGGTGTCTAAATACTGAAATTCACTGTTGAACGGCCCAATTATTGGTAGCGATTTGATCAAATGTTCCCAGTTTGCTTTTTCCTCTTCTGCCCAAGATTTATCTATGACAAAGTATCGGTTAATAAGCCATTGCTTTATGTCTCGCGAAGAATTATTGTAAAGAGAGCTTAATGCATTATCACAATATTCGTTGATGCTTCCTTGGGTGTCTTTCTCTCTGGTAACACCGTTTATAGTTTTATAAGTAATTTTTCTCTGTGCACCGATAACTAAGGGAGGTAGTTTGTATCTAGTTTTAACATCACTCAAATTTAATGACTGACGCCCATCTTCAGAAGGCGGAGTGATATAAATGTGTATCTTGTCGCCTCTATATTTTTTGACTCGTAAAAAACCGGGCCCCAAACCGAATCTAAATCTTTCACCATGTTCGTTTACATCTATCCAGTACTCACTATCATCTTGATGTCTTGAATATTCACCATTCCACGCCAAGCAGTGCGCAATAGCTGCGAGAATAGATGTTTTACCACAACCATTTGGTCCTGTAATAAAATTAAATCGCTCATTAAATCTAACATTAACTTCTGGGAAGTGTTTAATGTTTTTAACATGCAATCGTTCTATCGTCATGCCTGAATCCTTAACAATATAATATAAGGGATGTAAATATACGTGTTATCTTAAATAATTGCTCGAAAAACCCCACATTAAAACACTCCTCTATGTTTGAGTGAGGATGACACAAAACACTGTCTACTTTTTTGATCTTTGTCATCTCAAAATGTTGATATGAATCTGCATTATATTGCTTGGCAAGGCTAAAGTTCTCAATGTATATTTCTGTTGCAAAGCTGCGCATACATATAATCACTATAAATAATTAAATAATAATTCAAGTTATAATTTTAAATTTAAATAATCATACCTACCTGCGGTCTGCACCTATGAAGACCACTCTGATCCCTTTATAGGCCGGGAAACCAGTGACCGATAGCCACTATCCTTATTGCACTCCTATGATTTATAAGTAAAGTATCATAAATCGGAATTAGTTTTATCCGCGATGTCGGGGATATAGTCCGCTCAGGTGCTCAAAACATCTTCAGTAGCGGCCTCCGCACCCGACAGACATGCGGTTTTTTTGTGTCCAGAGTTCTTGGTTTATGACCGGGCGTGTGGCTAATACAATACCAGCGATGGGAATATGCCCGCCGACTACTGACGGTTTTGAGCGCCCGGTCACCCTCTCAAAAGGGGTTAATCAAAATACTCAGTAGGACGCAAGACTATGACTAACAAACTCCCCCAGCACACTCCTAGTGTCATCATTCGTGATAGTCATCCAATTACAACATCTGTTGCCGTTGCCGACTTTTTTGGCAAGCAGCATAAACACGTTCTGGAAAAGATCAGAAACCTTGAATGTTCCCCAGCTTTCACGACAGCCAACTTTTCGGCCATCGTAGTAACCGCACAGGCGGGGTTTGATCAGCGGGAAGTGGATGCCTACGAAATGACCAAAGACGGCTTCGTCTTCCTGGTCATGGGCTTTACCGGTAAGAAGGCCGCCACATTCAAAGAGGCGTACATCGCCGAGTTCAACCGCATGGAGGCGCAGCTACTCCAGAAAACCACCTCACGCAACCTCAAAGCCCTGCCGGATAAACTCACACCGGAGCAGCAGTCGGCCATCAAGGAACTGGTCAAATCCCGCGTGGAGGCAATCGCCCAGGACAAGCGCGCTAAAGCCGCTATCACTATGTGGTCAGCGCTAAAGTCTCACTTTGGCGTAACCTACAAAGACATACATCAAAACCAGTTCATCGAGGCGCTATCTCTTGCTGCCCGTATACCGCTGGAGGGTGAATACCTGAGTAAGGCACCGGCTGCGGCACTAGATCAGACTCGCTATAACTTCCCGGCTGAAACTGCCGATCCCCATGATCGCAAGTTTGGTAATGCCTGGATAACTCCACGTGTGATCCTGGATGAGCGTAACCGCGCCCCTGAGCTGGAGCTATTAGAGGTGCTGGAGCGTGATGGGTACGATGTTACTGGCGCTAAAATCCGCATACACGCCATGTATTACATAGCGAAACAACTTATTGAAATACAGAAAGAGCTGTCCACCGCAAGCCGTTACATGTCGGCGGTTAACGACATTATCAAGAACCAGACCATACAACGAGGCAGCAATATCAGCTTTACTGGAGAAGATAAAGGCAAAGCGTATGGTGGATACGGCAAGCGCTCGCTGATATCACGCTAATCAAGACAGGCAAATAACCACCACCGCGCCGGTGTTCCCAGCCGTACCGGCCTATCCATTCAGCCCCCTCCCCGCCTTATCGGGCTATTTCTATTGGAGAACCATCATGTCTATTGAAGCACTGCAAAACGCCGTCGCCATTCTGCTGCAAAACCCAGATCGCCCCTTCGCCGTCGGCGATGTGGTGCTCAAAAAAGAGGGCATCGGCAGTATCACCACGCGCCCATATATTGGCGAAAAGGCTATTGTCAGCCACGTGTTTACAACCCCGGTGCTCAACCTACAAGAAAGGTCTGGCAGTCTTTATTACTCGCAGATCTACGATATCCGCATCGCCTTCTTTGACCGCGACGGGGATTTAACTGAACTGGCCGAAGACTCACGCCGTTTCCGCCACGCAGACGACTAATCCCTACCATAGACCGGATAGCTCCAGCGCTATCCGGCCACCCGCAAGCTGTTTTCCCTTTGCTCCGCCCTTTCCGCTTCCTCTTTTCGCCAGGAGAGCCTCGCCATGCCTGAATACTTCGCCTTCTTCATTAAAGCCAAAAAACAGTCCGGTCAGCAGGACATGCTATTTTGCTGCCAGGCCGACAGTGTGCGCGTCGCCTATTCTCAACTCTACCGCGCGCTAACGGCCAGCGCCCTGCATCTGGATGATTACTTCACCCCGCGCCGAACGCCGCTGCCGATCGGTATCAAACTGCCCGCAGAAGGGAAACTCGACCGGGCGTTTTGCCGCCGCTATCACCTGGTCGGCGACCGTTGGTTAAAGCGTCCCCGCCCTGTTTGCTAAGCCCCTTCCTCTGCCCTAGACACGCGGCTGACTCTCTCTTATTAAAACGCATCCCCCAGACTCTCGGAGCCGGCTATGACAACCTACCTCACTATCCAGACGTGGGTGCAGCAGCACTATGGCGATAAACCGCCCTGTGTGGACACCGTCCGGCGCTGGATCCGGCGCGGCTATATTTATCCGCAACCCTACCGCCACGGCGGCGCCTACCGTATCCAGAGCGATGCCCGCTACCTGCCCCCCTGGCAGCAGAAAGCCGCCAAACCCACGGCGGCCTCCCCCCACACCTTGCTGGAGCGACTGAAACATGGCGAAAAATAGCCGAGGCAACGACGCTAGGCAAAATCTGCCGGATAACCTGGATAACCGGCACGGATTTTTCGTCTGGCGCCATCCCCTCACCGGCAGTGAACTGCCCTTAGGCTACATCACCCAGCGCGAGGCTATCCGCCAAGCCCGGGAGGCCAATCACTATCTCGCCGCGCTCACACCCAGCCCCCTACCCGAACCGCATGAGATCCCCACCGTTAGCCAATGGATCACCGAATACCTCCAACGGCTCGAACAGCGCGGCGTGGCGGCCAATACCTTGCGTGCCCGCCGCTCACAGAGCAAAACGGTACACGCGATGATCGGGCCGCGTTATCTGACGCAGATCAGCACGCGGGATATCGCCATCTTATTACACCCCTACATACTCGATGGCCGCCTCACCGCCGCCAGCCTGATGCGCTCCTTCCTCAACGCCCTATTTCGTGAAGCGGTCGCGGCAGGCTTTATCGATCACAATCCGGTGGCCCAGACCCGCACGCCCCCCATCCGCGTCAAGCGTCGTCGCCTGAGTGAAGAGACATTGTTAGCCGTCTACCGTCTGGCATTACAAGGCGAGGGCAAAAAACCGTGGCTGGCCCGTGGCATCGAGCTGGCGCTGCTCACCGGTCAGCGGCGGGAAGATCTCTGCACCTTGCGCTGGCAAGATGTCCGGGAGAATAAGCTGTGGCTGATCCAAGGCAAGACCGGTGCCCGCCTGGCCATCACCACCCGCTTGCATCTTCAGTTGGGGCCATACGCGCTACGTCTGAGCGAGGTGCTAGATCGTTGCCGGGCTCAAGGGCCGAGCGACTACCTGCTCAACTCCCGCCGCCCGCGCCTCCACCGCGCACCGGGCGGCCCGCTAGTGCCGGACACGTTGAGCAAGGGCTTTTCCCGCTTGCTCGATCAGAGTGGGCTGGTACACGCGCCCCATCCCCCCTCCTTCCACGAGATCCGCAGTCTCGCCTCACGGATGTACCAGGCACAGTACGGAACGGAGTTCTGCCAGCACTTGCTCGGCCACAAGAGCCGGCTGATGACGGAGAAGTACCTCGATCTGCGGGAGAGCATGTGGAATGTGATCGACATACCGGACGAGGAGGATAACAAGAGTGAGGAAAATGAAGGTTAGGCGGGCAATCCGTCGCGAAACCGGGCGCAACGGATTGGGCTGCATGGTTATGCAGTGGGGGAAAAATCGGACGGTGCCATCGGTAGGAAAAGCGAGGGAGAAAACGACGATTTTTGGCGTACTGGGTTGGGAAATCATCACGCAGAGTGATGAGCGGTACGCCGATCAGATGTTATGGTAAATCCAGAACAGTAGTGAGAGAAAAAAGCCCCGCGGGGCTTTAAACCACTCTCGAACCAAGCTAAATGACTGGCGCGCCTAAACCATCGCTGAGAGTTTATGTACAGCCCTACGTCGCATATATAGTCTCTGGTAATAAAATACGTAACATCCACGATGACAAGTCGCTTCATCCTATGTCAAAAACAATCAACAACGATCATATCACCATATGATTATTTATTAATGATCACAATAAGCACAAACCACTTATTCAAGTCATTTGCTCGCATTAATGTCTTTGATTTTTTCTTTCATATCATCAATAAGTTTAGGCAATTGTGTTTGCCCATAATTAGTATTATAAAACTCATCATCGGGTTGAACAAAATACTTCCTATTGACACCGCAGGCGACAACTTCCTTAAAGGCCTTAACTACATCAGGAGTTAATTCGAAAGGTGGCTCCGGTTTTTGGAGATCTTTTCGCTGAATAGCTACTTTAGTATAACCATATCCCGGTGTCACGATACCATTTTCAAATAACTCATGTATATAAAGCCAATTTAGCGCTACGCGCTTATGTGGCTTTCCGTCATTCGTTTTTTTCCATGTTAACACCCAACGGTTTTTCTCGATATTATCACTAGGAAGAAAGTGAATGTTATCATCTATATAATCCTCAACACCCTGAAGTTCCGCAGAGTACTCACAGTCGGAAATTTGATACCAACTGATATAGAAGTGATTATTAGATAGTAATTCAAAATCCTTAAATTGAGTTGCATGATGAGTATCATTAAGTAGCTTTTGAGAAACAGCCGCTCCCCAAACCTGAAACAATTCATCCAATTTATGCTTCTTCTGCTCAACGGTAGGATAGCTATCTTTAGCTTTAGACCTAATATGGTCAAAAAAAATCTTGAATGATTTTAGATGTTGTGGATTATGAGTTACCGTACATAATTCATGTAAAATATTTCCAGATAGACCATTTTTAGTTAAATTTGCACTACCACTGATAGCACTGTTCTCTCCCAGATATAATTTAGCATGAAGATTATCAAGAAACTCTACTTTCTCCCAACCCAATTCTTTTACAATCTCATGTATAGCTTTTGGGTTTGACCCCAACGTTGGTGAAACCACTATTGATTTTATTTTCTTCCAATCAGGAATAAACTCTCGCCAATCAGCCCCAACAAAAGCCACAGCAATATATTCAGGGGAGCAATTTTTTATATACTCTGCAATTTTTTCAGCAAAAACTATTCTCATTATATCCTCTAACCAATAGATTACCTGATAAAATAACACACTTACTATAATATAATCGACAGTCAACCTGATAGGAAATACTCTATTGCATTAGTTAATGCGTCAGCGTTCTCCTTCAGCAAGATAGGGATGAAACCATATACTTGTTAAAAAGACACACTCTTAATATATCATCTCATTCTGATTAACGACCGTGCAATGAAAGTCTGATATGATTAAGAAAAATAGTATAGACCCACAGCAAAGACAGATCATAAATACATCATACAAATATAATTATACGAAAATAATAAAAAATAGACTTGGCTTTAAATATAAAAAACATGATTCTAATCATGGCAATAGCTATTGCTTTAAAAACCTACACATCAGCGAATAATAAATGAACAATTATATTGTTGTAGATGGTTTATTGTTTTGTCTGTAATAATGCTGAATAGGGAAGAACCGTGAGATATGGAAGAATTATGAAATAGTCTAGAAAAACAATAACCAATTATCTATCTGATAACATAAGATCCGCGTAAGGATCTATGTCAGGAGGCTAAAAAAACACGATAGCGAATGAATTTAACGAATAATCAAATGGATAGACTTAATAAAATCAGACCTACTCAAACTACCGATTCATCCGCTTCACCGCCTGCTGGACGATGTGGTTGCGGCGCGCCAGTAGCTTGTCGATGCGCTGGCGTTTCTCCTCGGCGCTGAGGCTGATGTGCTGCTGCGTCCGATTGAGCCGTGGCCGGCTGGCTAAGATACAGACTCAGCTGCCGGAGGTCATGCTGGATATGGTTCAATACCGGGCGGAGTTCGCCACGGTTACGCACCACCTGCTGTAGTACCTGCTTTTCCAGCTGCTGGAGCAGGCTGCGGGTTTCATGGCCGATTTCCATGATGCGTTAAAGCTCCCTTACCAGTGCGGGCAAATCGGCGACGGTAAAGGGATATGGGGATGGCACACCGGTGGCCTGACGCAGCGCGTACCAGACGCCCTGATTCCAGGCGGCACGGAACCGGAACTGGTTGACGATGGAGTCGATCAGCCATTTCAGTTTTTTTATCTCCCCGTCGGAGAGCTGCTGTGGCTTAGGGGCTGAGTACGCGCCCCGCTGGCGGGTGAGTAGTTGCCTCTCCATGCGGTTGAACTCGGCGATATAGGCCTCTTTGAACGCGGCGGCCTTTTTGCCTGTAAAGCCCATGACCAGGAAGACGAAGCCGTCTTTGGTCATTTCGTAGTAGACCACTTGGCGCATTGCCCCTTTAGCCAGAGTGACGTTTTTTATCATCCGCGAAAAGTTGCGAATGATAAAATCTTTTGAGCAATCAAGGGATTCTACTTTTTGCACAACGTGATGAGCTTGCTTGCCAAAATAGGCAGCGACGTCATCAGTAGTTGTCACCACCCTACCATCATGGATAGACACTTTGGGAGGGTTGGCAACGTTTGATACGCGAGAGGTAGCCATTTGTTGATCCTTTTCTAGAGGATACCCGAACGGCTCGGGTGGCCGAGTGCTAGAAACTTGTCAACGTCAAGCGGGCTTATTCCCATCACTGGTATTGTATTCGCCCACACTCGGCCATATCCAAAAAATGACCACAAAAAAACGCAAGTCTATCGGGTACGGAGGCCGCGTTGAGGTGTTTCTAGCACCTGAGCGGACTATACCCCCGACATCGCGGGTAAAACCAATTCCGATTTATGATACTTTACTTACAAATCATAGGGGTGTAATGAGTCGTTCTGGCCTGACCATACAGAGCCCATCTGGCTATTCGGCCAATCTTCCTCTCGCCGGTGGGGGGGTTAATAGGAAACTGGCCGAGTCACATATCAAGGCCAATAAAACCAGGCTACTGGCTATGTGGCAGATGGCGGTTAATGGGGTGCATCCTGGGAAACTGTAA